AGCAACTTATTACGCAAATCCTCAAGATGAAAATAATCTTTTGATTTATAGTTCTTTTGCTGATGCACAAAACAAAGCAAATCCAGTTTTGATGTCTGGATCTAGCGGAAAGTTTAATATCGACATTAAAAAACAGATTTCTCCGCAGACGACATTAAAATTTAATGTAAAACACTACTATTTAAACGGAGATGAGGTGCAAGCGTTTACTTCTGGTGGAACTCTCCCTGCTCCTTTGATTTCTGGTCAAAAGTATTTCGTAAATGTAATTGATACTTTTACAATCTCACTGCACACCAATATTGCAGATGCGAATGCTTCTAGCGCGAACTCATTGGTTAATCCAGTTGTTCTAACAGACGCAGGAACTGGTGTAAATGCTCTGGTGAAACTAATCCCAGCAACATCTTCAATAGGAACGCAATCACAAATTACTGCTCCCGGATTCCCTGTTGCTGCGCCATTAGGATCTGGTGCTACTGCTACTGCCGTTGTGGTCGGTTCTGTCAATGGACAGTTTGATATAACAAACCCCGGGAGCGGTTACACTACAGCACCAACCATCACGTTTAGTTCTCCCCCAAGCCCACCAGAAGGATCTGGTCAAATTGCAAGTCCAGCAACAGGCTACGCAGTTATGGTTCCTGATGGGCCGGGACTATTAACAAATAAAGTAGCTAGTATTGTGCTTACGAATGCAGGGTCTGGATACTCTTCTGCTCCGACGATTACTTTTTCTACGGGGAATGCATCTGCATCATGCGCTATTACTACATCTCTTGTTTCTAGATTCACAGTAACGAACGGCGGATCTGGTTATACAGACGCACCGATTGTTAAGATTACAGGAGGAGGAGGAACAGGAGCAACAGCAACTGCGATTGTTGACCCAAACAGCAACACAGTAACGGGATTAAATATCATAACGGAAGGAACCGGGTATACTTCAACCCCAACAGTTACCATAACTGCGTCTTCTGGTGTATTTGTTGAATTTGTATCTACTGGCGCACTTCCCTCTCCTTTGGAGTCTGGAGTAGCATACACAGCAGAGCCTCCGCTAAATACAACAACAGGAAATTTCACAGTAAAGACAACTCAAGGGAATACAATCAACATTACTAGTGCGCCAACAGGCAATTTTTTCCTAGCTCTTTCTAGGTCTTTTACTGTTGGTTTTAACAATATATGGAATGGAGACTTCTCTGGCATTACTACTGGGCAAGGTGTCTATTTAGATTCTGACTACCTCCTTCCAACAGGAGTTAGCTCTAATTTTTTGTACTATATCAGGAAACTAAACAACACTTCAGCGCAGTTGTATAATAGTCCTGAAAATGCCAGTTCAACGACAACAACGCAGGGTCTTATTGCTATTTCTCAAATAGGGACAGGGCAAACATATTATGCTATCAGGAATCCCGCCTATGCAAAAGCATACAATAATCTTTTGTTTGTAGAATATAATCAATATATCAATTCAAGCACGATTGTAACATTCTCTACAACAGGAACATTGCCTTCCCCTTTAACAGCGAACACAAATTATCTTGTTAGTCCGCAAGGGCAATATCTTTCTATCACCGATCTGAACAACAATCCGATTGTTTTTTCTCAAAACGCGATTCCTACTTTGCAGATTGGAGAGTTGAACCTTTTGATTCAAAGGGATTTTACAATCGTTCCATCAACAAATTTACAAGCAACAAACAGCCTATTTAACACAGGGGATCAACTGACAGTAAGACCGAGTCCAAACGATTCTTTGCCTTATGGACTACAACAAAGCACGTTGCAATCACCTCAATATTATTACGCTAGAACAATTGGTTCTAATTTAATAGAAATATACGACACAGAAAGCAACGCTCTTAACATTGCTTCAACAAATGGAAGAGTTACATTTTATGATATTGGCAATTTAGTAAATAGTGCGTTTTTTACAGATGTAATTTTGCCTCCTGTGCTAATTAAAAGCATTTACCACATAGAAAAGCCAGAGACATTGGGATACGTTAGCCTGTATGCGTTCGACAACGGAAGAAGCAACGACATGGCTCTGATTGGGCAGTATCACCCGAAAGAAACCAATCCTAAATATCGCAGGATTAGGATCGGAAAGCAGTGTTCTTGGGCTAGGGTTATTTACCGGGTAAAAGCACCGCAAATATCCAGCGAATACGATTACATTCCTGTTGAAAACCAACGCGCAATTTTAGCTGCTCTACATGCCGTGGATCTGGAGGACAAAGACTTCTTTGACCAATCTCAAAAGTATTGGGCAGTCGCATACGGTTATTTGAGGAACCAGAACGAGAGCATGGAAGGTCACGCTATGCAGCCACCTCAAATCAATAATATCACTTATGGTGATTATACTGACGAGGTGATGTTCTAAAATGAAAAGCCCAAATATCACTTCAGGCAGGCAGGAAAAAACATCCGCTGCGTGGTTCATGGGGGCAAACAGCGTACGCAACCCGTGGACACTACCAGAAAATCAATATAAATGGGGAGTCAATGTAACTTGCCGAGGCGGCATGGTTCAAACAAGACCCGGTTACACAATGAAATTGTCTCTGCCTGCTGGCAATTTCCAAGGTGGGGTTGTTTTTAACGCAAATAAGCAAGCGCAATCATCTTTGGTAATAACCGGGTACGGAGGATCAGGAGAGACTTATAGAAATACAATTTATGATTACAACGGAAACGCAGTCGAAGCAGCAGAACTCCCGTATATTGTTTTTGCTGTAGATGGAAAAGTTTATTTCCTCCCCTTTCCGTTAGTTCAACCATCATCATGGGAGGATCATCGTTTGACCGGGATCGAAATGAACCCGGACGCAGACAAAATCAATTTCGTTATAGCCACAAGGTCTGCAACTATTAGCACTGGCGGTGGTGTTGCTGTTACCCCTTCTCACAGGATAATTATTATCCAAGATGGGTCTAACACACCCTGTTATTGGGACGGTTCAAACGACACTGGGAACTTGGCAGAAAATATGCCAATTGGATACTGGATGGCATATTCTGGAAACAGGCTTTGGGTCGCAAACGGAAACATTATTTCCGCATCTGATTTGGCTAATCCTATTGGATGGGAAGAAAGAAAAACAGGCAGCGGAAGGGGTGATTTTAGTGTTCCAAGAAAGGTTACTGCACTTCAAGACTATGTCGGCCAAAACAACGAGACCAGCCTCTATGTTTTTACCGATCAATCGACGTATTCTATTGCCAGCGGAATTTTAGACCGAAACGCATGGGCAAATACTGCAAATTTCCAAAGCAATATTTTCCCTCATATTGGTTGCGTTGCCGGGAAAAGCATCGCGTTTCAGGCCGGGCAGATGTGGTGGTACTCGCAAGGCGGACTGGTTAGCGTTGACGTTGCATCAGCCTCTTACTTATCAAGTCAGATTCTTTTCAAAGACATTGAAATGGCAAAAGCGAAGAGGCTAATGCCATCTGATTACACTGGCATATGCGCTACTTCTTTTGAGAACTACATCCTGTATTCAATTCCGTATCTTGAAAAGCTGAACAGCGTAACGATGGTTTTGGATTACGCAGTGGCATCGGAGTGGAATCAAAACAAGATCCCGGCTTGGTCTGGAGTTTGGACAGGCATCCGACCAGTAGAATGGGCTGCTGGAATGATTGATAATCAGCCAAAGCTATTTGCTTTTTCAGTCGATTACTCTCCATCTTCAGATGGATCATACAACCACTTGTGGGAGGCTTTCACACCAGAACGAGAGGACAAGTATTTCGAGATAAACCAAGACGGCTCAACTACAGAGCGAGTAAACAGGATTTACTGCCAGTTTGAAACTGGACTTCTTGGTGACACAATGGATCTTAAACAACTTGTTTACGGGGAAGTGGATTGCAGTCAGATTGCTGGCACAGTCGATGTAAAAGTATCTTTCCGGGGGACAAAGGGAAAATACCAAAGCATATTGGATAAAAGGATTTTAGCAGTTACAGAAAAGTACCAGTATGAAAATACTTCAGAGCAGGGAGAAATAGAAGATTTAGGCATCCTTCAGACGCAGGCTCGCAGGCTTATTACTGAAAACATAGGAGGTAAAAATGACAAACCATCATGCGAATCAGACTACTCAAATGATGTAGATAAGTGTTTCAGTTTTCTTGTTGAATGGTGCGGTGCTTTGGGGGTCGATTCCGTAAGGATGTATCTTGATCCTTGGCCTGATAAATCAATTGGCAGGAAAAGTGAAAACGAAACAATTTATTGTGCTGTTGGAGAAAATGGAGATTCTAAAACATTCAACCTACAAACCGCTTCCGTAGAAAAAGCACCTGAAGGTGTAAACTCTTGGAAAAGCACGCAGACAAGGACAGTCACGCTACGTTGCAATGGGGGATCGACTGTCCCGGCAGTTTCTTCTACGGCAACGGCAAGCTACATTAGTTACGTTTCAGAAGCTGACGCTGCTACTCAAGCTGCACTAATAGCTACTCAAGAGGCGACAACTGCCGCTAATCTATACAGGAAAACAAACCCCTGCTAAATATGCCATCTATTTTAACAGCAGCCAATCCTGTAACGGAATTTCCCAATAAATACATCAGCCCTTATGGCAACGATGGTGTAATCCCATTGTATTCAAGCATTCCAATCTACAATATTCCCTCAAACTCTACTTGCCTTCCTTGTGTTGTTTGCGGAACATCCTCGACTAGGTCGGAAATTAATTCTTCACAAGCCATTGGATTCAAAATTAACCAACAAACTGGGGTTGTTACGACCCTGACCTAATAAAATGAACAAATACCAATACAAATACGTCCCAAGGAACACAGTCGAATTTAAGCAGATGCAGGAATTTGCTAAATCCTTCGACCACACAATAGTAGAACATCCTTCTATTAATGTTTTTGCCCACTACAGAAATGAACAGTTGTTTGGATACAGCGATCATTGCTCATTCCCGGTTATTTACCCTGCATTTCACCCCGAATTCACCAAACCAAGGGACGTAATTCAGACGATGACTGACTGGAGGCATTATTCTCAAATCAACGGAAGCCTTGGGTATTTGGGAGTTCCAACTAAAGAATTGAGGCCAAACTTTCCTGATGAAACAATGGAAAAACTTGGGCTTGTAAAACTCAACAGAGAATTATATTATCCTTCGTAATTTATGGGAAGTTCACCTACATATGTCCCTTCTGCCCCTGATAATAATCAGGCTGCTTACAATATCATGGCTGCTCAAATTGCAGCACAGGGGAATCTTTACCAGCAGAAACTCAAAAGTGATCTTGCTTTTCAACAAGCAAGGGGAGAGATCGAATCCCCACTGCTTAAAGCGTATAGCGATGCTCAAATTGGTCTTCAGAAAACGCAGAAAGACATTGAGATGGGGTATTTGCAGAGTCTTGCAAAGGGGCAGTTGGGGCTATTGGAAACGCAAGGAGCCATTCAGTCAGGGCAACTTAAAACTAGGGACGCTGTTCAATCTAGCCTGCTAGACCTACAAAACCAGCAACTGCTCCGGGAGGCTCAATTTGCTCCCACTATGGAGCGTTTCGACGCGAATAAAGCCGCAGAGGAGTCTAAAAAATTCGCCATTGGCAATGTTCAAAGGCAACGCGAGGCAGAAGAGATCCTAAACCCGGAAGCCGCTAAAATTAGGAGGGAATTGGCTTCCGATGTAGATAAATACACTAGCGCAGATTACGACAAGGAGTGGATGAACCAACTCATTAAGTCTGGAATCGTCCGCAATCTTCAGTCTGGCCTTGGTTCAGGAACTTTGTCTGAAGCATCTTTCGCAGATCAGTCTTTGGAGCAAAAACGTAAAAGAGACCTAGAGAACATGTCGCTCCGGGAGCAGTACCTAAAACTGACTCCTCAAATCTCTACGCTAGATCCACAAGCCCTTATTGGGCAGCAACAGCAAACAGAACAGCAGAATTTGAATCGCATGAATCAGTGGCAACAGGGCATCCTGCAAGCCGCAAGAGGTCTTGGTGAAAATGTCGGTCGAGTTGGAATGGCTAATGTTGGTGAACTTTCTCAAATGCAGAATCAAAATCTTGCTGGCCTTTCTGCTCAACAAGCGCAGAATATGTCTAATTTTGGGAACCTTCAATTTGCAGGAGCAAACAGAGTCAGGGAAGATGTGCTTGGTTCGTTGAACACACTAGGCCAGACTCAAATTAACAACATTAATTCTGTATTTGGTCAACAAGCAGGAAACTTGCAATCCATGTCAGATTTCCTTAATCGCTCCATGAGTGGTGCGCTATCTCTTAACCAAACCAATAGGCAGGAATGGCGCGATTACCAGAATGCGCTATCGCAAATATCGGCACAAAACGCTGCCAACCAAAACGCAACCACAGGCGCATTGATCGGTGCCGTTGGAACTATTGCTGGCGGTGCGCTTGGTGGCCCGATGGGCGCGATGATTGGAGGATCACTTGCTGGGTTAGGATCTAAAGCAGTTATGCCTTCTGGTGGATATACTCCAATGTCGTCAGCACCAGCTTCTGTTAAATCAAAATACGGATGGTAACAATTTCAACAAACAACACAAACAACTAACACACTACTATTATGGGAGGAGGCCCTTCATTCATCAGTTCCCCTGCACCCGTGCAGCAGGACAACTCTGCTCAACTAATCGCCGCAATCAACGCTCAAAATGCAGCGATGATGCAAGCTCAAGCAGCGTATCAAGAAAAAGCATTGGCATACGGGAAAGAATCTGCCGCTGCTCAACTTGAATACAACAAATGGGCCGCTGAACAGCAACGGAACTTTGAATCAGCGCAAGCAGAACTTCAAAGAAAATTCCAAGACGAGTTCACAACGAAACAGACGCAACTAACGCAGGACTACGCTACCAAACAGCAGGAACGTGAAATTCAAGCTGCGGTAGATCGTGCTGCTGCTACAAAGCTCGCGCAAGATCAGGCGGCATATCAAACTGCTGTGTCTCAAGCCAATCAACTTGCAAACCAAAGCGAACAAGCCGCTTATCAGCAAATGGCCTCTGGTGATGCTATGCAAAAAGCAATGGATGTTGCTTCTGCTAATCAGTATGCTCAAGAAGCGTCAACGGCAGGCAAAAGCTACACTGGGCCTTCTTTCGACATCGGGCAAGCGGAACAACAGAAAATGCAAAACCTCCGTGCAGCATCTTCAAAAATTCCTGCATCTGCATACAATCAAGCTATGCAACAGCAGAATCCTGCTATGAAATCTGCCGCAACGCAACAGACTTTGTTGAACCAGTTTGGCAACACTCAACAACAATTCAGTTCCCCTAAAGTTGATGATTTAAAGTTTGGTGGAGTGTAATATAAATTTTCCAGAAGATGTACTCACCATTAAAAGCGGTAAATGATTACTTCAGTAGTTCTGTTGGTAGTAATCAATCCAAACTAAAATCGGTTTGGGCTAATGCAACGTCATCTCCTAAAACAGAATTAGATAAGCGTTCTTATGATACATATCTGAAATCTTTGCGATGGGATGAAAGGGATGCAGAGACAAAAAGGATGGATGAAATAAAGAAGCAAGAAAAAATAGATTTCGACAAACAACGAGAAAAAGATCTCTTGCGTATTGGCCCTACAATTCGTCCCCCTTCGTTTAGTGGGCAAACACCAATCGTAGTAAAGGCACTGGACGCAGGGCAATCTGTTGGCGGAACTAAAACAGCAATAACAAACCCAACTGGGACATATTTTGTTGAAAGCACGCAACAAGGGCCAAAGATTTCCGTTGCCACACAACAGGGAACTAGGACTTCCTCAAATGCGACAAATATAACTCCCATTGTTAATTATAAAGAAGCACCAGTTGGTTCCTCTCCAATTATAAATAAACTCCTTGTTGATAATGCGAAAAAATTTCAAGAAAATCTTACAGGACAACTTGTTAATTCTGTCTATTCTGGAATGGCCGCACAAACTACTGCGCCAGAATATTCAATGACAGAAACAGGGATACAGGCAGTTCAGCCGTTGGTTCCTATCACAAAAGAACAAATAGATAAAAAAATTCAAGAAGACCTTGAATTGGAAAAAAATACAGCATCTCGATTGCAGCAAGAAAAAGAACTAGAAGCCGCGCAAAAACTTGAAGCACAAAAGCGTGAAACACAAACAAAACTAGACAAACAAGCGAAAATTAATGCTGAAATAGAAGCCAAAAGGATCGCAGATGAGAAAGCGGCAGAAGCTGCAAGGTTTAGATCTCAACAACAATTCGATTACGATACGCAAATAGAATCTGCGTTAAAAGCCGCAGAAGGAAATAGTTCTTTGGCTAGGAGGCAATTCTCCGCCTATGAAGATAGGCAAAAGACAATGGACGCTGAAAAGTTGGCTCAACAGCGAGCAAAAAGAGGAAACCCGGCTGGGTACGCTGGAGGATTTGCTCAAAAAGCAATTCAACCAACTCCTGCTACGCCTGCTGCAATTAAAGCCCCTGCAATGAAGGCACCACAACCCCCGGCAACAATTGAACCAACAGCAAATAAGGTTTCTTCTTCTTTCTTGCCTCCCAAGGTAGATGGATTACAATTTGGCGGAAACTAACACATGGCATTCTCATTCCAACCATTTTCCCCCCTTGCGAATGTTCAGCCAATAACCCTTGGTGGTTTGGATGTTTCCCAAATTAGGCCAATAACACCTTTCGCTGTAGGGAATACGAGGCCAGAACTCGTTGCCCAAGGAATTGCGTCTGGCACAAAAGACATTGCTTTAGGCATTCTCACAGGCGTAAAAGCCGCAAGAGAGCAAAAACTTCAAGACCTCAAGGATCAAAGGGATCTCGCAAAAGAAGTAATCAAGCTAAAAGCTGCGCGAGAGGATAAACAAACTACTCTTGCCGAAACGATGCGGCACCATAAAGAGTTGGAAAGGTTGTCGCAGGAAAGGATTAAAAACGTCACGCCTCCTGATTGGGGTGGCGATTCATCCGAAACCACAGATACAGAGCAGCCATTGTCCGCTACGCAACCGCTCAAAACACCAACATCTACGCTCCCGACACAAGATAGATACCAACGTGACACTACTCCTGTTGGCGGGTTTTCTTTCGATACCATCAACCTTCCCGAAGACCTGAATAATGATAGCAATCTGATTCAGGCAGATAAAATCCTTGGTGATCTTAATTATCCAGTGCCTTTGGAAACTTCTCCAACACCGCTTGGAATGAACGCTGTAAATGCTTTAGCAAATGTTGATTGGTCAAGCGTCAGGGCCAACCTTGGAGCAGGGCTTTCTGCTGGAGCAACCCCGGCAAGCATTCCTGCAACCATCCCAAGTTTCGCAAAAGCCAAGCCCCCGGTTTCACTTTCTACTTTGGGTGGAGTTTCTAATGAGCAGATGTCGCAGATTCAACAGCAATTGGCAGAAATGCCGTTGAAATCTGTTTCCCCGGTTGCGGCACCTAAACCTGATGTAACAAAATTTGGTGTTCCTAAATCAGGTTTCAAAACATACGAGGAAGCTAGGAAATATATTGAATCTCAATCTGGCAACCCTAATTGGTATGCTGAAGCCACGCCAAAACCTGATAAGTCAGGAATGTTTGTTATTCCTTGGAAGCAACAAGACCCAAGCAAGGCGCAAACACAGGAGATGCAGAAAAAAAGGCTATCCAAGTTGGATCAGGCTGGACTTGCTTCAGAGGTAGATAAGTTTTACAAAGATCCTATCTACAAGCTCATGCAGTCGCGCCCGATGCAGATTACGGAATTCAGTTCTTTGATGGACGAGGCATACTCCCCAAACCCCAAAAAGTCACGCAGGGCAATCGACCTTGATGCTATTGACAAGTTTGTAATGTTTGCCCGTGGAACGCAGCCAACAGAAGCACAGTATTCAGAAATTCAGAACTGGACACAGGGGTACTTAAACGATGTTCGTCAAAAAATAGACAAAGGAGTAGAAGGAGCAAGGCTTTCTGACGCTGATTATGAAAGCATGATGAACCTAATGTATCGTGCATACAACACAACGGCAGAACTGGTTAATCCTGAAATAGCCGACTTGAGGACGGTGGTTAAGGCAAAGCATCCAGACCTGATGGAACAGGAACTGCCATCCACATATATGCCATACGAAGTGCCTTCGTATTTTGAAGACAAAATGGTAGAAGCGCAGCAGCAAATGAAGCAATATCATGCTCTAATGCAGGATGCAAAAAACAAGAATGATGCAACTACGTTCGCAGAGGCCAAAAAAAAGTACGACGAAGCAAAATCTGAACAGGACAACCTAAACAATTCTTTGACAAAATCTAAAGCATCACGACACCCATTAAATAAAAAAGCGTTCCGCCGAGGAGGATGGAGGCAGGGACTATTTGGTGGATCTAGCGATATTGGTGCAGCATTACAAAATGCCCAATAAAATGGATTCTTTCGACATCCCCGACATTTCGTCTGATCTTATACACAATAAGGATCACTCCATTTCTGAAAAAAAGAAAAAGAAGGAAGATGAATCTGGTTTTGATATTCCTGATGTGGAGTCGGATATTATCTCTATTGAGGATGGGAAAAAGGAAATTAGCCAAATACCTGAAGTAAAAGCTGATATTGAGGCAGCAAAGTATATGAGTGGAGAGATTGAGCCAACGGCTGCTCCTGCTCAAGAAAAACCAAGGCAAGAACAGTTTTCTCTGACTCCAGCATTGGGTTCTGGAATTCCATCACTAGAAAAGGATATCATAAAGACAGAACAGGCTCATGAACAGCCCGTTCGCGATATTGCAGATGATTTTGGTGATCAGTTGGAAAAGACCGGGCCGTGGGCTACAGAACTGCCATTTGTGAGAAAAATTGCCGGGGATCTTTCGGCAGAACAGCGCGAAAAGCTAATTGAGAGGCACAAATGGGTTTATGGTATGCTTTCCCCAGAGCAACAAGATCAATACTTTGCCGAAAACAAGCATTCTTCTCCATACAACTTTGAAAGTGCCAAAAAGGATGTGGGTTCTTTCATGCAATGGGTTGGAACTACAGGGAAGGCAGCGGTTGACGTTGGTCTTGATTTTACTGCTGCATACCTTACGGAACCACTAAAAGCAGCGATTGAAAATGTGCCACAAAATGATCGCGTAAAATTAGCTAAAGAAGTACTTGATGCTGACATACGCAACGTAACCGGGGCGATACCTAATACGCTTACCGAGTCGTATCGGATGCTTAAAAAGTATTACGGTGCTAAAACATTTTCAGACCTTACTGAAAGAATGGGTGATTCTGCATTGAACCCTGACCCAGTATCATTGTTGCCACAATTAGCAGGCATTTTTTCATTGCCTACAATGATTGCATCAATGGGTAGGCTTAATGATCCTGATGCTGGAGGCGTAGCAGCAATTGACAACATTAATACTTGGATAACCAAAGACGAAACAACTGCCAAAAAGCATTTCAAAAATCGCATGGAATCAGAGGCAGAAGACTCTGCTAATGATTGGAAAACAAGGCAAGGTTCTGAAAAGCTATCCCCGTGGTCGCAATGGATGTATAGCCCATTTGGACAGGGTGTAATGCTTGAACGAGAAAAAAGCCTTCTGCCTTCTCCTGAAGTATATGCCGCAACATATGGCATTACGGAAGCAGAAGCAGCAGGAAGGATTGAAGCCATTGCAGAAAAAAACGCTGACTACAATAGCCGGGATATAGCGCAGAAATGGAACAACGAGTTTGATCAGGCAAAACAGGATTTTGGCGGATTCGTAACTGGGCCGATGGGAATGGGGCCGGGAGGTCTGGCACTAGGTGCCATTGGCCTCGCAAAGAAACTAGGCGGGGCAATGGAGGGCATCGGTCTTTCCGACGAGGCTTACAATGCGTATATGCGAGCGAAGCAAGCACGCACTATCAAGGCAACAGAAAACTCCATTGAAGAGGCCCAGAAGCCACGTTTCTATGAATCTGGAGCGGACTACATAGTCGGTCAGCAGGCCGCTGCTGCCGATTGGGCAAAAGGAATGCTTGAGAGTATTCCAGAGGGCGCGAGACCATTTTTGCCTGTGGCTTTAAAGTATGCTGGGCTAGGAGGTGTAGGTGGAGCAGCGGGTGCTTTGGTTGATCCAGAAAGCCCGGGAATGGGTGCTTTGAAAGGTGCTGGTGTGCTTGCAGGGCTGGGCCTTGCACCCAGAGTCGTATCTGACCTTGGAAAGGCTAGGCGTGCGATTGGTGGTGGCGAGGGTGGTGTTTTCAAGACTGCTGGGCAGGCACCTGAATCAGCGTGGGCAACCCAAAAGTTGTTTGGTGGAAAAACTGGAGCAGTCGCTGATTATCTTACCGAGAATATAGGGCCACTTGCAAAAGCCGGGGTTCACCTAGGAACGCTGAACCTAGCTATGGGAACTATCAACAGCGACACTCCCAGCGAACTGATTAGCTCCACCATGCAGGGCATGATGATGGGATCAGGGTTCCACTCCTTGGGTGGCGGATTTAGGCTTTTGCATGAGAAGCCAATGCGGGAACAGATGGAGGACAGGAAAAAGCGCGATGTGGAGATTTACCATGCCGTGAAATCAGCTTCCCCGGAAACACAGCAGCAGTTGAACCGAATCGGAGATTTTGAGAATGCCATCAATCGTTCAAAATTGAACACATTGATGATGGAGGCAAAACTGCAAGATGCATTGCAATCTGGTGACAAAAAGAAAGTCGATGAGGCGCAGAAGGCTGTAAATGTTGCAAGGGCAATACAGAAATCAATGTTGCGTGCAAACCTCCAGACCCGGAGTGAATATGGTCGTAATTTACGATCATTGTATGCCGACATCCATGCTTTGGCAAATGGTGCTAGGAGTGGTCAGGGTCGCCTAAAGATTGAAGTACTGACCAGAGATCAGATCTTTGACCGTATCAATGCAGAAAACGATGCAAACAATTACGGAAAGACTCCAGAGCAGATGTGGCAAGAGTCTGGGATGCCCGGCAGATACAGCAAGAGCAAAGGAACTGCAATAATCAACGCTGACAACATTATGCGTAGGCAGACTCTTTTTGGTGAGTCTCCAACACAAGCCCTGCGGCATGAAGGTTTTGGTCATGGTCTTTACAACATCCCTGAATTTAGAAAGATGAATCAGGCCGCAGAGAGGCTTTTGTTTGATCAGCAAGAACGTGCGCTGAATGGTGATATCATCAAGCAAAGCAAAGGACGCTACAGCGACGATGATCTAATTTCCATGTACATGAACAACTACCTAAAAGGTAGTGATGTGGAGAAAATCCAATATGCCCGTGATATGGGGCTGTGGGATGAGGCAAACAACACCCTGAATCGTGAAGCCACAGTTCAGTACATGAAGGAAGAGGTTATTGCTGAACTAAACGCAGGAAACCTGAAATACGGCCTTGGTGCGCTTAAAAAGCAGGGTGGAGCAATTGAACAATGGCTGGAACACAATAAGGACAGGAATATGGTTGCTAGTGCCTTGTCCAGCCTCACCGGGATGGGTGCAAAGCCAATTTACAGCGAACTGCTAGAAACTGAATTCAGCCCTGAAGTAGTTGCTGCCAACAGGGAAGCACTTAAAAGCCTATCCAAGTATAATGGTAGGTTTGAAGAGTCAACGGAAGAGCAGTCTGGGACTGAACTTCCTGAAAAAGTTTTGAGTTCTGATTCTGCTCTTCGCACCCGTTATTCGCTTAACGGTGGCGAGTATAAGACGCAAATGGTGGCGGAAGTACGCGATAAGAACGGCAATCTAGTAGGAAGGCCGCTCCCGGTGGGAGATAATGCCGCCGAAGGATCTTGGGTGCATGATGAGAACACAAACACAATCCAGCGCACCCGTGGATATGGTCAATTGCAAGAATCAGCAGCTATTCAAGTGCCTCTTGGTGGAAAAGTTACCGTCAAACGTGACTTTGTTTATGAACCAGATGGCATTACTCCAATCAGGAATTCCGATAAGGATATCAACACTTTAGAGTCGAACCGTGTTGAGGCTATTCGTCAGGCACTTGAGACCGACGACCGTTTTGGTGGTCAGGGTCTGATCCCGGTGTCAGCAGATGGCGAAAGCTATAGCGGCATGCTTTCACCAAAGCAGCGCAAAGCGATTGAGGATCTCCCGGAAAGCATTGTTCCGCTTTCAATGAAGGAAAAGATCTTTGAGCTTAATGATGCACTTGCAATGGATGATGGAAGCACGTTCGACATCGATTATGCACCTCGTTTGCAGGGCAAGAAGTACAAAGGTCGCCGGGCAGAGATTTACGGCATGATCCCGGTGAATTGGGGGCTTTCCAAGGCGGGTAATTTCTACATTCGTTCCGTATCTCTGGGTGCTTTGTTCCGCAAGGTAAAGGCCCGGAAAAAGTTGCTGCCCGGATGGTATGAGCCTTGGGGTGGGTCTACGGAGGCATTTATGGACGAGTTCCGTAATACCTACCTAAAGAACACCAAGGAAGGTAAGCCCGGGTGGATGGGCCTTGACCCGTCGAAACCTACGGAACAGACACCTCTAGCAACGCTGAAGCAGAACAAGTTCAACGACATGCTGAACCTCGCGAATCGTCCCCGGGAGATCACTCCTCGCGACCCAGATAAGCGTAAGAGCAAGGCTGGAGAGGTTGATACTTTGTGGAGGTCATTCAGGGTGGACGCTATTGCTGACATGCTTAATACCCCGGAACGCAAATACCCGTTTGATGCAAAGCGTGTGTATGAGAATTTAATGCCACGGGAGGTTTCTGAAGAACTGACCCCACGGGATATTGAACGCGAAACAGGTAAAAATATTGATTTTGCGATTCCGCCTGAAGAAGAAGCAGCAAAGACTGCGTTGTACGAGAACAAGCGGCCACAATTTGGTGCAGCACGCACACTAAAAGAAGGTCATCCTGTATCTCTGCGAATCGATATCCCTGCGTACAAGCGTGGAACCTATGTTGTTACTGTTCATGAGCAATCTGGGTCTAAAGGTGGAGTTGGCAGCGTTGTCGGGTACGACACGCATGCCCGGGTATACGACCCCGTATTTTCGTCCGACGAGAGGCTTGCTGGCAAAGTGGCTGCTGGAGGATCAAAAACTCCTCTAGCGACCGTTATGGGCGATTTCAACCCATCCCGGGAGATTCCCGCAGATATCGAAAGCTGGACACCGATTGGTTTTGACCCAAAGGAGCATAGTTTCTTTTATGATAAGGCAACTGACCGTCCTGTGATTGGTGGCGATGAGGCATACAGCGTAGGCAACACGGTATTTGTTAAAAACCCTGTATATGGTGAAAAGTCTGATTTTGCATACATGCCCCGTGAAGTAGCAGAAAGAGACGATGCACACCGCAAAGCTATTGATTCAGGCGACATGGAGACTGCACAAAGGATGGTTGACGAGGAAGCAGCTAGAAAAGGATACGAAACTAAAGCATATCACGGAACAGACGCAGAAAAAATCGATGTGTTTGACAAAGATATGTTTGGTGAATCAACCGGGCAAGGTGACATCGGAGATGGTTTTTATTTTGCAACAACACCAGAGTTTGCTTCGGAATTTGGGAAAAACGTAATGCCTGTTTATTTGCAAAAAGGCAAATACGCTACCAATAAAGATTTGCTAGACCCAGACATTCAATCAGCAATTGACGACGACATGGGTTTCAAATCCGTTGCAGAGGTTTTGGCAGAAAAGGGATTTGATGGAATTAAATATGATCGTGGGAACAACAGGGTTGAGATGGTCGTATTCGACAATAATAAAGTCAAATCCGCAGATCCAATCACACGCGACGATGCAGGAAATGTGATCCCCTTGTCGCAACGCTTCAATCCAGAGAAAAATGACATTCGTTATCAGCCCCGGGAGGTTCAGGAAAAACTAGGTGCAGAAGAAGATCAGGAGCCTATGGGATATAAAATCCCTACTATTCAGGCAAATATCCCTGAAAGCGTGGACAATGCAGCTACCTTGGAAAACGCATTTACAATTGCAGGAGGCCAAAAATGGCAAAAGGGAAGGGATCTTAAAGTTGCTTTGCAGCAGAATGTAAAAACTGAAGCTGCAAAATCCGGGGTAGATGTTTCTGTTCCATCACCACAAACTACCGAATATCTAGTTCGTGTTGGGAAGAAAGACGCTTTGGTTGCACTCAAGCAAAACGCAAATGCTATTGGATGGTACGATATAAAAACACGCCTAGCTATTAGGATTATGTCACTCATGCACCCTGAAATCATGACTGATGAAAATGCTAGACTTGCATTTACATGGGCATTAGCGACGACATCTAATGGATTAAAAGTAGGAAAAAATTTCCAGTTGGCAGAACGTGCGTACAGAAAATACAAAGAGACAGGGATTATGCCTAATGATATTGGCACAGGTACAGCAAAAGCTGCTATTAACGAATCTTTGGATCTTTTTAATAAACTATCCAAAGAATGGGGAACAGACAATCTGCGCCAATTCATGCAAACACCTTTTAGCGTTGCTGAAATCGCAGCTATCGACAAATCCCTAAAGCCGGGAGGTGAACACTCTCCAACTGTAGTTAAAGGTTCTGCTATTTTAGGGCCGAAGATTGGAAACGGGTTTTTTAGCAACCTGTACGGAAACTTTGATGCTCTTACAATGGATCGTTGGCTTGTGCGTACATGGGGACGCTGGACAGGAACCCTAATCGAAAGCGATCCGATTAATACTGAAAATCAACGCAATCGCTTGCAGGCAGCAGTACAAGCAATGACACCAGAGCAGGCCGCATCTATGAGCGAACTCGTTGGAAAGGATGTTGTAAGCACCCCAACAGATGAATTGGCTGTAGCAATTCAAAAGGCTTCTATGAAGCCTGAAAAGCGTGAGCAGATGCCAGACGAATTTAGGCTTTCTGGGAATGGACTTGCAAAGTATCTGGACGGGCAAAAAGAGGCACCAGCGGGGCCACATGAACGTACATACATCCGTTCTGTCTTCAGCCAAATACTTGATGAGCTACACCAAATTCCTGAATACAAGGATCTTACAATGGCAGATCTTCAAGCGGTTTTATGGTACGGAGAAAAGAGGTTGTATGAGACAGCAAAAGTAAAGATTGACGACGAGAACGACCCAGAGGGATACTCTGATGAGGAGGCTCCTGACTACGCAAACGCAGCCGCAGAGGTTGCATTGGCAAACGGGATTTCTCAACGAAAACTTAATAATGCAATAGCACTAGAAAATGGACGCACAACAAATACACAATCAGGAGTTCAAGGGACTGACCAGCCCGGAGAGCAGGCAGCGTCTGGAGCTTTTACTCCAAGCAAAAAACGCTCCTTCGTCCAGACAAGGGCAATCGCTAGGGTTCGATCCAATAGAAGTGGCGATGAAGAACAATCCTTCTCTTACTCGCGAGGAAGTGGAGGAGGAGGCCAGCGCACACGGGTTCTAAAATCACTTGGTGTTCGTTATGTAGACGAATTCAAAGGTGGAGCGGGTCTAAAGCGGGTATTAAAAAACAACGGTGTTGATGCACCTTCGTATTTAGAAATTGATAACTCCGATTCTGCGAGCGTTCAGAAATTTGCTGACATGATTCAGGAAAGCAAAGAATCATCGCAATGGGGATCATCTGTGTATGTGTATCCTAATGAGGATTACGCAAACATGCGTTTATTGATTGCAAAAGATGGCAAGTCAGGTGCTGCCGTTAAAAAAGATGGAGACATTGTTTCTGTATTCAGCCATTCCGATAGCAAGGCTGGTCGTGCAGTACTTGAAGCTGCTATTGCCGCTGGAGGAACAAAGTTGGATTGTTTTGATACGGTTCTTCCTTCATATTACGCTGCTCATGGGTTTAAAGCTGTTTCCCGGTTAAAATGGGACGATTCCCAAGCACCAGAAAACTGGGACAAGTCTGTTTATGGAAAACACAACAATGGTGAGCCAGATGTCGTTTTCATGGCGTATGACCCATCTTATTATGGTACATACTCTATCAAAGACGGGAAAATTGCAGAATCCTATGACCAAGCATTAGAAATTCAAAAACGTGCTGTTAACAAATTGAAGAAAGCATCACAGTAATAAAAAAACACATGAAAGACATCAAAGACCCATCCGATGTAGTTGCGCTAGTAGTCGATAACGGATTATTTGTGGAACTTGCCCTGAAGCTATCAAAGACTTTTAAAAAGGTTTACTATTACGTCCCTTGGGAGTCGGCTTTTGCGAAGATGAATCTGGCAAAAATTGGCCTAGGCATGGAAGGTCTTGAGGTTGTAGACAGCATCTATGGGCCTCATTTCGACGAGGTTGACCTTTTCTGCTTCCCGGACATCTACATGGGATGGGAGCAGGAGCATCTTGAAAAACTTGGCAAGGTTGTATGGGGATCACGCACAGGCGAGTGCTTGGAGCTAAACCGGGAGGGCATGAAAGAAATCCTGACAGCATTAGATATGCCTGTCGGGAAATTCTGGCACATCAAAGGCATGGCAAACCTCCGGGCCTTCCTCAAGGAGCATAAGGATGTCTATGTAAAGATCGACAAGTACCGGGGAACATTTGAGACATTCCACGCTAAAAGCTACAAGGAGGTGGAGCCGAAGCTGGACGAGGTAGAATTCAATCTTGGTGCGTTCAAGCACATCATTGAATTCACGGTTGAAGCTGCGCTCCCGGATCGCGTTGAGGTTGGAACTGACTGCTGGGCTATTACGTCCCCAGAAGGCGAGTGCCAGTACCCGGAACACCTTATCTCTGGCATCGAAATCAAGGATGTTGGATTTGCCAGCATCTTTAAGAAGTACAAAGACCTCCCGGAGGTAGTTACCCGCTTTAACGAGCGAATGAAGCCAGTATTTGCTGCCTACAACTGGCGAGGATTTGTTAGCACAGAGGTTCGTATCGGAAAGGACATGGAGCCTTATATGATCGACCTGTGCGCTCGCGCCCCCTCGCCTCCTAACGAGCTTTACCAAGAGCAATACGCTAACCTAGCAGAGTGCATCTGGTATGGTGCCAATGGCATCGTCGTTGAGCCAGCGGCCAAGGCAAAATTCGGTGCCGAGATCATGCTGCATAGCTCATGGGCCGACAAGGGCTGGCAACCAATCTCGTTCCCAGAAGAAATCCGCGACATGGTCAAGCTCCGTAACGCTACGGTCATCGATGGCGTTTATTACGCGATCCCACAAGCCTGCGGACTACCTGAATGCGGTGCTGTGATTGGCCTTGGAAATACGATGAAGGAAGCACTCGACAACGCAGTTGAGAATGCCGAACAAATTACTGGGTATTACCTTGAGGCGAAGATGGGAGCTATCGACAACATCAAGGAAGAGGTAAAGAAACTCGACGAGCTTGGTCTGAATATGTACGCCGACGATGAGAATAATTCTTGAGTCGATTCCGCCGAAAGAAATCCGATACAGCACATGTGGTGACTGGCGTTTCAAGGACGATGGAACGCTAGTCGTCAATGTTCCGCTTTTTGAGAACAATGATGATTCGGCATTTCTTGTCGCGCTGCACGAACTTGTTGAAGCATGGTTGTGTCGTCGGGATGGTGTGACTGAAGAAGAAGTTTCTGCATGGGACAAAAACAACCCTGCGCTGGAAGAACCGGGAGATAGCAAAAACGCACCATACCATCGGCAGCACTCTTACGCGATGCTGATTGAAAAGACCCTGTGCAAGCTCATGAGGAAGAATTGGGCGCAACACCAGAGGTGGGTAGAGGATTCTGCAAATGCGGTTGACCGGGCGCATGCCGGGGCAGAGTAGAAAGCCGGGCAGGCTGTAGAGCCTGTATTTATGCGGCTCAAAAAAAACTAAAAAAAAGCATTGACCGGGATGCCGCTTGGGATTAGTATCCCTATTGACGGTAGAAACACAACCAACACCAACCCATAAATAAATACGCCATGTACGCCAACGAAATCACCATCCCAGCAGCATACTTTGACGAAGTCGCTGCTCAAGACCTGAACGCTCTGCCACAAGATCAAGAGATCCGCCTCAAAGGCAAAGGCAAGCAATACGTCATCAACCGCAACGATCCGAAGCTCGCGGTCTTCATCGGCATCGCCAAGCTGGAGTACAAAGACAGCGGCTCTGCTTCCGCCGAAAACCTCCTCCGCGCTCTGGAAAAGCAGGGTGTTCCTACTGGCGCAAATCTCCCGGTGCGCGAGGCCAAGCCTGTCACCCGGAAGACCAATGCCATCGGGGATCGTCGCAACCTGATCGTCACGATCACCCCGGACGGAGATCTGATCCTGCGCCCTGCTGGTCGCCGCAAGAGCATCAGCATTAGCCTCTCGACGGTCTACACGCTCGCAGTCAACGCCGAGGCTCGCAAGGCTATCGCAGTAGCCAAGGCCGCTCGCAAGGAGCGCAAGGCCCAACGCCGGGCCGAGCGTGATGCTGCCGTGCTGGCATTCAAGGCCAACCCCAGCCAGATCACCCTGCGCTGATCACTCACCCGGCCCCGGGTTCGATCCCCGGGGCCACAACCACACCAATAAATCCATGAATCGATACATCGCAGCCACCGTCAAGTACCTCCCGGTTACAGACTCCCGGGGTTCCCGGGTGAAGATCACACTTCCCCGCTTCAAGGTCTCCAAGACCATCCCGTTCGATCACCAGTACAACAACAGCGAGGACATCGCGATTGCGTTCCTGAATGACAACGGTGTATCCATCGAAGGCACCGCAGAACTCGACAACGGCAGCGTCCTGATAATTGATTGGACGGTCGCTAACCGATTCGCTCTTGAGCAGCTATCCAAATTCTGATCATGAGCATCCACAGCACACCAGCAGTTGCCCGGGTATACAGCGATGGCGGACGTTCGGCTGTAGACAAGGCGTACAACGACACCAATGCCTGCACGGTGAACGCACTAGCTAACTGCACCGGGTGGGATTACGCGCTGTGCCACGACATTGCAGCGATGTCCGGGAGGTGGAATGGCAAAGGCCACAATCCTGTCCAGTTGCTAAAGCTGGCAGGAAGGTTTGGCGCAAAGAACCGCAAGCTGACCCGTATAACGTACAGCAACCCGTGGACGCTTCAGAAGTTCATTAAAAAGAACCCGACCGGGAACTTCTACGTCTGCACATCTCATCACGCATTTTCCATTGTTGACGGTGTCGTCAAGGATTGGCTGCACAACGGTGACATGTGCCGACTTGTTCAAGTCTGGAGGATCACCGGGACTGTCTACAACGGACGCAAGCCCAAGCGTCCAGTAGTTACGAAAAAGCCCCGGAAGCCACGGGAAAAGCGTGTAGAGTACACGGTTCGCCTTCGTGACAAGGAAGGTGACGCATACGATGTCTGGTATTATGAAGACCGGGCAGAGGCTATTAAGGAGGCCCGGGAGTTTCCGCTAGACGATGTGACTTGGGCAGTAGATGTCGAGAGCGTGAGCATCGGTAGCTACAACTGGAAGATCATCTACAGCAGGAGCCGCAAATCATGAATGACCAAGCCGTCATGCGCTTCGCTGCGTACCTAATCCAGTCTTCCCGGGCAATGGATAGAAAGTGGGCATACGTCCCGCCGCATCAGTTCCCGTTACGAGAGGTGCCGGGAACATGGGAACCATCAGGACGCTCAAATTTCGATTCCCGGGAAATGGCATATCACGGCACCGGGAGCCTTGCCCCGACCGGGAATCCTCACAGGTGCCTTACTGCCTGCCTACATCACCGTGCTTGGATAGCAACAGACCCTCTATGAACATCACCCAACAGATCCTGTGCCGCCGAGAATTCGCAGAATGGGCCTTAAAACACCGCCTCCCGGTGAAAAGGTATCCCGAGTACGGCAAGCGCATATTCGCCATTTACGAGGCATCGTGGAAGCGGCATCATAACGTCAAATGACCGCAATGCTAATCATCGCAGACGCTGATGCTCCGCTACCGGGCGCAGTTCCTGAATTCTGCCACCACCTTGATTTTAAGGCATGGATCACGCATGACATTCCTAGGCTAATAGAAGCCGGGGTCTCCCGGTGCGTGTATCTTACTCCGCACTATCATGCCCGGGTGGAACTCGACCGGGAAAACAGACACGGGGAAATAGAACTAAATGTGCTATGAGCTTCCGCCGAATCTGCTTTGCCACTATTAACGGTCGCCGCTGGGAAATCGGTTTTGGTTTCCCGGGAAAGACGAAGGGCAAAGTCGATGAGGGAGTTGCGAACTACGAACGCAGGCGCATCGTGTTACGCCGCAAGATCAAGGGGAGGAAATGCAGCCTGCTTGACGGGGCCATACACGAACTGCTCCATGCCGCAGTTCCATCCCTGAATGAGGAAGTGGTGGACGATTTCGGGGAACTTTGTGGCCGGGTGCTGCCCAAGCTATTGGCTGCGGAGGCCGACAAACACTAGATCCCGTGGGCATGAAAATTTATCGTTGACGAAACCCAAGCGGGGGCTGATACTCCCCCTGACAGTAAACCTCAACCATAAATAAATACATGAAACACAAGCTCGCTAACGCAACGGTCATCGGGTTCTTTTCTCTCCCGTCACCATCCCTCGCGGAACACAATCCATCCGCCTACTACAACGCAATGGCGAACTCCCCATCTGGTGCAGGAACCTGTTCTCATTGCGGTACTGGCATCGTCCACCATGTCGTCATTCGCGATGAGTCTGGCAAGACCCGCTTCATTGGAACGCAATGCGCCGAGAAGGTTGGGATTGACCCAGAGGCTATTCGCCTTCGTAAATCCAGAGAGCAGATCGATGCTGAAAAGGCCGCTCACGAAGAGTACCTTGCCAATTTCGATGCTACCGTTTTCGATGGCGGCAAGTACGCTGGTCGCAAGATCGCTGATGTGCTGGTAGAGGACGAGCAGTACGTCCGTTGGTTTGTGAGCCGTTATCCCTCCAATGAGGAACTAAAGCGTCAGATCGATACCTGTGAGGCTCTCTTGGCTCCTATCCGCAATGCAGAGCAGGCCGCTCGCAACACGCAACGCCAAAAACTCATAGAGGTCTTGGGCGAGCAGTTCCTTCGCTCGTACATCAACCATAACGAGCGAGGCTTCTGCCATGATGTGGCAACGCAGATCCTTGGAATCCGTTTCAGCTACGAGCGAGGCGGTTGCGTGGAAATCGCAGAACGGACGCTGGGAAGACGCAGAGCAGGGCAGTTCTGCCGAAGTATATCCCCGTGAGTGCGAGGAATGCGGCAAGGAAGTTGATCTTGAGGAAGTAGAAGAGGCTTGCAGTTAACCACCAACACAACAAACCCATGACATACACCGAACATCAGGAGTTCTCGCAAATTGAAAAAACATGCGAGGAAGTACGCAAGGAAAACTTGGATCTACGTTTCGAGATCCTTGGTTACCGCCTCCAGCTACAGGAGTTAATTCGCCTGAATAGCCTAGGGAAGACCCGGGAAATAGCTGTACGCATTGAAGCCATACTAAAATGAGAACACACTCTTTGTCCTTAACCGACAACCAATGGCTTGAACTGCTTTCCGTTCTTTTGGGAGAGGCAGAAACCCTTTGCAACTCTCAAGACAAAAACCAACGCAAAGAGGGGCGAACGCTTTGCCTCATCATCAATAAACTCCGGGAGTACAAAAATAATACCAATCAGTAATGAACCCTGAATATTACGGACAGATCATATTGTGGTTTCTGGAAGGAGTTGTGAAAACAGCTATCCCTATATCCACAGTTATCGTTGCTTACAAATTACTCAACGTCTCAAGATAACCGTTAATAATTATATGTTGACGCAAGAAACCCAAGCTGATAATCACCCGGTCATGGATCTGCATCCATTCGACGCAGGGAAGGCTGAAATGGCAGAGATTATAGCTTCTGCCATCTACGAGCGTTATTACCTATTTCACAGAAAGTGGCACGGCAAAGACAACGATATTACAAAGATCTTGTACAACATACTGTCCGATATCCGTGACATTCAGGCAACTGACCTTACTACCAACGAGCCAACAAACGATGAATAAATACACAAAGCTGATAAAAGCACTTTTTAACTGGAAAGCTCAAAAAGAACGTAACCAGAAGAAAAAGGAGTTGGCATCCCATGTCCGCTATGTCGGCATGGAGGAGTACACTCTGGTTGGATCTGATCGTGTGCTAATGGTGCATTCTAGGTCTAAATGTCAGGGACAACATTGCTGCATACACAATCCTAGCGATCACCATATGCGCGATTGGCCGCAGAACTGGCGAGGTGACCGAGGGATCATGGAACGGATTTGTCCGCATGGCATCGGCCATCCTGACCCGGATGACCCGAAGACCAAAAACAAATACGAAGCGATCCACGGGTGTGACGGTTGCTGCCATCCTCCAACCAAATAAAGCCATGATGTCGCTACGAGAATATAAACAGGCGCATGTATACAAGCCATGCATACCATACATTTGGGTATTTCTTGACAGGCTTGGAGTACTAGATAAAAAGTATCGCCTCACTTGCAACGGTCGCAAATAACAATTAACCAATGACTACAATGAATCGAATCAATAAAAAATTCAATTTCCCGGCGTTTCCTGTCGCTCCCTACCAAGGCGATAGGAATAATCCTCCAATCAAAAGCAATACAGGCATGAGCATGCGTGCATTCTTTGCTGCTTCTGCAATGTCTGGTATTGCATCTACCGACGATGGTACTGACCCTGAAAAGGCAGCGAAGATGGCTTTTGACCTAGCTGACGCAATGATGCAATATGTAACGGAATAATATGAACAACAATTCTACATATCTCAAAGTTGGAACACCTGAAATCCGAGTCGGCCTGACTGCTGCTAAAAAAAACATTCCGATGGAATCGAAGTCGAAGAAGTCGGAGATGCCGAAAGACAAGAAGCGTCTAATCAAGATGCCGAAGCGTGCAAAGATGTAACAGAAAACAACCAACCAAATAAACACAATGAGCGAAAATACAACAGAAGAGACCAAATCAAATATCGTCCAGCTTCCTACGCAGGACAACCAACCTCCTGCATCGGATGTTTCCGAGACCCCTGCTGCCGAACCAACCGCTGAAGAGACTACCGGGGAGGCAGATCACATCCAGAAGGTCATTGAGAATGTTGATCTAAACACGATCACCCGTGACGACATCTTTGTTGACCTAATCAACAAGAGCAAGCTGTTCGCCTTCAACCTCCTCATCGCAGCAGCCCTGCTTGAGAAGCTGATTATCAAAGACAGGAGCGAGGCAGAGCAGGCAACTCCTGAAGCAGCACCAGAGGATCAAGCTGTAAGCTGATGCCTAAAAAGCCAATTACAAAGAGCTTCCCCCCGGCTGACGACATTTTGCGAAAACAGGGTGCTCGTCCAGCCAGCGAAGTTCTTCAATCCCCAACAACCAATAAATCAAAACCAAAAATCAAATGAGCAATTCAAATACATCTGGAATGTCCGCAGGAACTGTCCTGCTTATTGTATTCATCACTCTTAAACTTTGCGGCGTTATCGCATGGTCGTGGTGGTGGGTGCTTTCTCCGCTTTGGATTCCGTTGGTTTTTCTTGCGGTTATTATGCTAATCTGCGTCATCATCGCTTTCCTAGTGCCGTGAAAAAGACCAACTACTTCAAACGAGTAGCAAGCCCTATTGCTGGTTCTGAAGTTGCCGTAAAAGCCCGGACGCATTCTTTGAAAAAAGCCACCCCGGCAACCAAAGCTAATAACCCACAGCGCATGGACATCATGCGTCGATACGAATTAAGCAGTAGGAACAACAATGAATAATACAGACATCAATTTCCCTGACGCTGTAACTCACCCGGCTCACTACACGGCACACCCGTCTGGTGTTGAGTGCATTCAGGTTACGGAGCATTTTGGGTTTTGCCTAGGTAATGCCATTAAGTATATTTGGAGGGCAGGGCTGAAATCTAAAGACCCAACGGAAGACTTGGAAAAAGCCATCTTTTACATCCGCAGAGAGATCCAAAGAATTAACACAAATGAGTCTATCTGAAGATTGCAGGCATTGGACAACCCCTAGGTGGCTTTCGTGCATTTACGAAAGGCTTCTTCAGCCGTTTTCTGTAACGATTGACGGCACACTTCCTGTGTCTGGATCTGTTTCGGTAGATAATTTCCCAGCGCAAAGATCATCATCGTATTCACTGCCTGTATTCACGCGAAGAACATTTGTATCTACTGATGGTAACATCACGCAGATTAATTATTTCAATGGAGCAACACAAGTTGCCAGCAGGAATCTGACATATAGTGCTGGAGCAATCGCAACAGACACCCTTACAATTCCATAACCATATGAACGAACAAATCTCACTCGCATTCTCCGTACAGCCTACTGGCTACACTTCTACATCAATTAGCATCATCCCAACCAAGGAAGATGGATCGCTGAATACGGATGCCATTGTGTCTGTGAACATTGCGTCCCCTATTGCTGGATCTCCAGAAGCAAACTTGGTTGAGTCAATCTCCACGGCTCTGTCTGATTACAGGACAGCAAAAAGTATCTAATCATGGCTACAAGATGGGCAGTCGCATCTGGTAACTGGTCGTCCAATGCAACTTGGAATGGAACCTCTTCCATACCCGGTAACGGAGATACTGTTTACGCCAACGGCTTTAACGTAACAATCAACCAGAACGTAAGCATTGGTGGTGCAAACAATAGTTCTGTCAATGCAGGAAGTTTTTTAATTGGATCTCGTTATGTAATTACTTCCGTTGGATCTACATCGTGGACTGCCATAGGTGCTTCAACCAATACTGTGGGTGTAATTTTTGTTGCAACTGGAGCTGGATCTGGAACAGGTGTTGCGTCAACAGTTGCAAGCATCAACACGAGTGCCATTGCCTCAATTCCAATTGCCACTGGCGGTTCTTTTACCATTGCTGATACGTTTACTTTAACCGCTGATGTTTACGCAGGAACTACTACTTGTTTGTTGTTTTCAGCAAACTCTCCTGCAACTGCCGCTGTTGTTGGCAATATAACTAGTGGGGTCAACTCAAGAGGGTTGAACATAACTGGCACAGGAACAATGAATGTCACGGGAAATGCAAATGGCACTCAAGGAGGATCTACTGGCCCTGCTATTGATAATACTTCAACAGGCGTTTTGAACTTTACTGGAAACGCAAGCGGTGGATCTATTACTAACTCATACGGAATTGCAAACTCTTCAACTGGCACGGTTATCATGGTTGGGAATGCGCTTCCAAGTAGTATAACAAACTCAAGTGCCGCTGTTACAAACCTTGCGGGTGGATCATTTACATTAACTGGAAACGCAACGGGTGGTTTATCTGCTCCGGGTGCGTCTAATCAGGGAACTGGGACATTTACTATAATTGGTAATGTTACTGCATCTACAAATCAGGCTGGATTTACTTCTACCAATCCTACTGCCACAAATAGAGCGTCAGGATCAACATTTGATTCTGCGAATGGATTTGCGGCAATTTTTGCCGTTAGAATATTCCTAAATACAGCAGTAACAAATGGCGAAATACGGAAATCACTAAATGGAACTTCAACATTCCAATCGTTCTACACAGCAGACTTCTCTGGATTCGGACAACCAGCCACTTCCAACGTGCGGTCTGGAGTAACTTATGCCGCTGGAGCTTTAACAGGAACCGCCGCAATACCAGCCGCAGGATCAGTTGCTTTGGGTGTGCCAGTAGACGCAACTACTGGAACCGCTGTGCTTACAGCCGCAAACGTCCAGACTGCTCTCACCTCGCAGGGATTGACAACCGCAAGGGCAACCAACCTAGACAATCTGGATGCTACGATTTCATCACGATCAACCATAACAGCATCACAAGTGCAAGCCGCAGTCCTACCGATTCTATGAGCCAACCAATTCCTAAAAATCAGTTCGGCACAGGTGCCGGGAAAGGCGATGCAGAGCGTCCTGTGAATCGCAAGGTCTTCCGGGAAACGCTTGAGCGCATGAAGACGCATGGAATGCGTGGGAAGGTTGCCCGGGTGAACGGAATCAAGACAACTCTGGTATACAAGTGAAAAGGGAAAAATGGATGGCCGAGATTGGCCGTCTGGGCGGGTCATCCCGGTCAGAGCGGAAAGCGATTGCTGCGGCTAAAAACGGAGCAAAGGGAGGTCGTCCCCGGGTGGCTGTGCCTGCGCCCCTGCTTAAATACTGGCTCCAGACAGGGTCAAAAAAACCTGTTGACGCATCTCGCTGATCTTACTAGAGTCTTCCTGTCGGTAGAAACACAACCATATAAATCAATACATCATGAAACTCAACAAGCGCATTATCGACAAAGCAATCAAGCACCTTGATCTGCAAATCATCCATGAGCGTGGATCGGGATATTTTTATTTTGTCTCCCTTAAAACCGACACCACAGTCGGCGAGTCAGTCTACGTCTGCTACTACGACCACCTCACGCTCCAGCAATGGCTGGATAGGGCTGAAGAAGCAGCCCAATAACCTGAAAAAACCTGTTGACGTACTCGCCTGAATCCCTACACTCGTCCCTGTCAGTAGAAACATAAACCCAACACATACATATATGAATCTAACGCTCCCTGTTAAAACCATTCACGGCACCTCATGGAACTCTCTCTGCGAGGACTACGAAAACGCACGCATCGCGGTCGAGGAAGCCGCTAATGCACTCGCCAAGATCGAATTCAATTCCCGTGACTACGCAACGGGCACATGGATCGATGCGGTCAAGCAGCGGCACGACATCTACGAGAAGCTGTCCGAAGTCCGCGACTTCTTGATGACCCACTCAATTCACCTTTCCTAATCACCCAACAACCAAACCCAACACATACATACATGAACACAACCCTAAACGCAGCCCTAGTAGCAGCCCTTGGTGAGCTTCGCAACATCGCGAAGGACAAGGTCAACCCACACTTCAAGTCGCGCTTCACAAGCCTTGACGCGATACTCGACGCAACCCGGCCAATCCTTGCCAAGCATGGCCTAGCTCTCTCACAGGAGCCTGTATTTGAAGACGGCATGGCAGGAGTTGTCACCCGGATTATCCACACCTCTGGTGACTCCCGGGAGAGCAAGCTGATCCTCCCGCTTCGCGATCAGTCGGCACAGGGAGTAGGTAGCGCAATCAGCTACGCTCGTCGTTACTCTGCCGCAGCCGTCCTTGGCATCGCCTCTGATGAAGACGACGATGGGCAGCAGGCCAGCACTCCAAGCAAGGCTGTGATTGCCAAGCCTGTCATTGCCAAGCCATCTATCAAGAAGGCAGGCCCAACCCTGTCGGAGTTGATGGAAAGCAACAAGGTCACCGATGATGAGGTTATTGCATTCTGCAAGGCAAAGGGCATGAAAGAGGTGCCTGAATACGTTGGCGATTTCTCGCCTGCGCTAACCAAAAGACTGGTCGAGATCTTTGACGAAGTTGTCACCTTCAGCCTTGCAAAATAATGATCAATCGAAACCTACAGATTTTGGGAGATCTACTGGCATTTGAACTCCGTAACGCAGAGCGTCATGGATTGAGCGAAATCCGCATCACAGCGGCTCGCGCCAGAACAATCCTGTCCGATATCAGATCCATTACAGAAAAGGCTCCTGCGCCCAAAAACAGACGGGAGCCTGCTTACTTCAACCATCTCGACAAGCAACTAGCCTAATAAATATATGACCGACGAACGTAACAACAAGCCATCCGGGAGTGCAGCTTCAGCCTACGCAGCCTGCCCCGGGCGTTTCTACCTAGAGAAACTCGTTCCAGAGCGTCCAACTAGCCCATACGCAGAGTCTGGTAGCCGCATCCACGCATACCTAGGTGGAGAGGCTGGGCCAGAAACTCTGACAGAGGAGGAACTGGCAACAGCCGAAAGGTGCCGGGCAGAGTATGAGGAGATCCGGGCTGCTCTGCCTGTTCAGGATTGCGAAGAAACCGTACTGGAGAACCGTTACTGGTACGACGACTTGTTCAGCGGCCAGATTGATCGCATTGATTTCTTCGATCATGGGGCTACAGCCCTAGTGGTTGACTGGAAGACAGGACGCACGGCACAGGCATCAGCTTCCGAGAACCTTCAGCTTCGTGCATACGGGGTGCTGGTTAAGAAGAACTACCCGGCGATCAAGCGCATGTTTGTGGCGATTGTGCAGCCACTTGCAGCCCGGTTCACGATTGCCGAATATGATGAAGTAGACCTAGCGCACGCAGGGGCTGAAATCGTCGGCATCATGCATGCGGTAAACGAGCCTGATGCGCCTCGCAATCCATCCCCAGACGCATGCAAGTACTGCTCCGCAAAGGCTATCTGCCCAGAGGCTGGGAGTGTTGCCCGGGAAATCGTTGCAGCCCCAGTAGCAAGCGTTCCTGCACTCTCCAATAATGACCTGTCAGATTTCTTGGAGAAGGCACAGGTTGTGGAAGACTTCATCGAAGCGATTCGCGCCGAGGCCAAGGCAAGACTGAAATCAGGGCAGGAAGTTCCCGGGTATAAGCTGACAGCCGGGCGCACATCCCGTAGCGTTGAAAATTTAGACGAGGTTTATGAGAAATCTGGTCTTGAACCGTACACTTTCCTGCGTGCGTGCAAGCTGTCCTTGCCGTCACTCGAAAAGATCTTTGCCGAGGCCAAGGGGCTGAAGGCTAAAGAGGCAAAGGCCGAGTTGGAAACCCTACTCGCCGATGTCATCACAACAAAAACCAGCGACCAGATTCTGGCTCGCGCAAAATAAGGAGAAGTATGATTAGCGTTAAAATCGACGTTACCAAAATCGATAAAGAAGCCTTGTACAAGGGAGCAAAGGGGACGTACCTGAACATCACTCTCATGGACAACCGGGAAGGGAAAGACCAGTACGAGAATGACGGGTTCGTCGTTCAGGACATCGGTCGTGACCGCAGGCAGGCTGGTGAGAAGGGGCCAATTATTGGCAATTTCCGCCACATCGAAGTTGCCAGCACCCCGGCACCCAAACCAAAGCCTGCACCCGTGCAGGAGAGCATTGACGACGACATCCCATTTTAAACATGGAAAGCAAAAATCTCCTCACAAAGGATCAGCTTGCAACTGTCCTGAATGTTTCGCTTTCCACGATTAATTCGTGGATGCGTAAGGGCATTCTTCCTTTCTACAAACTGTCGCCCCGGTGCATTCGGTTCGACATGGAAAAGGTGAATGCAGCCATTCAGACAATGGTTGAATCTCAAGCGAAGTAAACCGTGAGTGCTATTGTTTCAAAAAAGGGAGTACATCCCGGAGATCAGTTTCCCTGTGAAGACTGCGGAGACATTATTTCTGGGGTAAGAGTTCTGGATGGCGAACACGTTTATTACGTCATTCACGACAGAAGCAATCCCAACAAAAGCACCTATCGATGTGCCGACTGTCAGGATGACCGTTGGAACCAACTCGACTGATGAACATCATTTCTTTCACCATCCCTGTCTGCCCGGCGAGCCTTCAGTTCTCTGGCAGGCGGGTGATGGTAAAGAACGGTCGCCCGGTATTCTTCAAGCAAAAGAAAGCTAGTGACTGGGAAAAGATCGTCGGGTGGTACGCAAATCCGCATCGCCCGGCGGCACCATTTACGGGGCCGCTGCGTATGTCTGTCACGTTTGTACTGAAGCGTCCGATTTCTTTGAACGCTAAAAAATATACTCGCGACCGCATACCATGCCCGAAGCGTCCAGACCTAGACAACTTACAGAAAAACCTACAGGATAGTGTGAAAGGTTTTTGGGAAGACGACTCGCAGATTGTTAGTCTATTCCTGAAGAAGTTTTACGCATCAATAGACGAAACACCAAAAATAGAAATATCAATAGCGCAGTATGAAGACGAACATTAAGAAGAAATGCACCGTCAAACTGAAAGACGGTCGTGTATTCAAAGCCAACATCGTTGGCAGGGCAGGCAACCATAAACTAATTGTAGACTCAAAGGAATGGGGTCAAATGGAAGTAGACTCCCGGGCAGTAAAAAATTAACCACACACAACAATGGATAACATCACATACAAATCACAGAATCTTGGATCTGATCCAATTGCAATCAACAAGTCATTTTACATGGTTTTCAAACTGACAAGTGGATTGCATCAAAGAGATTGCACTCCAACTGTCAGGCATGAAACTCTGGAAGAAGCATGCATCGAAGCAGAGAGGTTGGCAGCAAAGCACCCTGCTAATAAATTTGTGGTTCTGAAAGCAATTGGAATCATGCACGCAGAAGTCACCGTGAAGGAACAACCGCTAAACTAATGGACAAACAACAAGCATTTAAAAATTGGTACGCCACCGAGGGAGTCAGGACACCCGTTCCGGGAGGTGAAGGATACAGCCAACACGAAGAGTATCAGAGAGTCGCATTCCTTGCCGGGATGGAAGCAATGAACGAATTCGTGTGCGAAACAATCGACCGCATTCATCGTGAAATAAGCAAAACCAACAACAATTGATCCACATGAATACATTAATAGATTCAATAAATGACTTGTTCTCATGGGCAAGAAACAACGACCCAGAGACATCCAAGATGGTTGGCAAAGACAAAAAGGTACAACTGCGCTGGGGGTCGCAACGTGCATCGTTGCTCATCCAGTACATCGATAACGATCTTTCTGATGAGGAGGCTGGGGACGCATCAGGACTGCGTAGCAATCGTTCATGCTGCTACTGGAAGCGATGCAGCGAACTGCGTCAAATGGGCCTAATAGAGGATACTGGAGAGGTGAAGGTATCGGAGGCCGGGCAAAAGGTACAGGTGTGCAGGATCACCGAACTTGGAAAGCAGAAGATAAACGAAATAAATCCAAACAAATGAACTACTATCAATTCCACATTGGTGACTACCAATCCCACACCTCTCACCTCACCCCGATGGAAGACTTGTGCTACCGTAGGCTAATTGACAGGTACTACCTATCCGAAGCGCACCTACCTTTGGATGTGACCGCAGTTGCCCGGCTTATCGGCTTCCGAGATCAGGAGCAGATCGTATCTGATATCTTGTCTGAATTCTTTGTGAAATCAGAAGAAGGATGGAGGTCATCCCGGTGCGACGACGAGATCGAAAAGTACCGGGAAAAAGCCAACCGAGCGAGAAAGGCAAACGATAGCCGTTGGCACAAGAAAGGAGAAAACAGGTCATCTGATTCTGATGCGGATCTGATTTCAGAAACCTTTCAGATCCCAACCAATAACCAAGAACCAATAGTAAGTAGTACTAAAAAGAAAAAGGTCGCTGACGCTCCCGTTGTGATGCCAGAGGTCTTGGACAATCTGGAGTTTGCCACAGCATGGCAGGAGTACATTTCCTATCGCTCGACCGCAGGCTTCAAGACCCTGAAGCGTCCAAGCATCCAGCGAACCTTTGACGAGATGGCTACATGGGGATGCGATGCAGCAATCCAATCCCTGCACAACTCAATCCGCAACGGGTGGCAAGGTGTCTTCGCACCCCGGACACAAGCAAACGCCATCCCAGAAAAGAACAATGAATTCACAACTGCATTCTAAAATGAACATCATCAAACCATGCACACGCTGCGAAACAGAGTTCTCGTCCGAGGTTCTGGAGTACAACGGTAGGCAGATCTTCGCGCAGGACATGTGCGACACCTGTTTGGAGAAAGCCATCCAGTCAGAGGAGGAAAAGTGGGAGGAAACAGTAAAGGCTAACCGGGAAAAACTATTCTGGGAGGAGATTCCTCCCTTGTACCAAGGCACAGACCCATCCAGACTCCGGGAGGATGTCCTGCACGCCATCAACACCTACACATACAACCCCACGGGGCTGGGTATCATCGGGGTGTCAGGGGCAGGCAAAACACGGGCCGCTGTCATGTTGCTGCACAGACTGCACACCCAGAATAGGTCTGTATGCTTCATAAAGGCCACAGAAATCACTTTGGTGGCCCGGGATAGGTATTCGGACGAGCCGACCATTAAAAACCTCGCCACGGGGCGTATAGCGCGATTCTACAAATCCGATGTGATCCTGATCGACGACATCGGGAAAGGTCGCCTCACCCCCACCGCTGAAGAACTCCTGTTCGATGTCATTGACCGCAGGAACGAAAACATGCTGCCAACACTTTGGACTTCCAATATGAATGCAAAGGGTCTACAACAGGCATTCTCTGAAGACCGGGGAGATGCACTAATCCGCCGACTCCGGGAATTCACAAAAGTAATCACAACCAAATAAATGAACTACTATAAAGACCACAACGATATCTTGCTGATCGTAATCGTAATTCTTTCAATCTTGATTATGCTTCGCGCAATCTAAAATTATCCCCACTTGCATGGGTTAAACAATACAACCCAAAACTGTCTTGTGGAACGAGTGACCATGCAAGTGGGAACCTTTTATAAAATGAATAACCAACATACCGACGAACAAGTTGCTCAAGAGGTTGAAACTCCACGATGCGAGGCGGAACGCTTTGAAGCTCTTGAAGGCTCTGCCATCCGTAGGGATTGCGTTAAATTAAATTTCGCCCGACAGCTTGAGCGTGAACTTGTCGCAGCAGAGTCCGAACTACTCCAATCACAGGATATCAATTCGTTTCTAGACACCGAGTTCCGTATTGCTACCAAGCGTGCAGAGAAAGCAGAGGCAGAAAACCAGAAGCTCCGCGAGATCGTGGAAAGATACCGAGTTTGGGCAACCAGCGAGAACCCAACCCAAATTGAACTAGATAACCTAAAACAAAAATATGATGAACTCAACTAAACAGCACATTGATAAATTCACTAAAGACTCACTACTCTGGAACGCTATTTCTTGGGCAGGAGTATTCATCTGTGGAAGCATCATGGCAATTTATTACTTCTTGCTAAAATGAAACCCGACATACAGCACATATTACCATTAAGCATCAACCACCTAAAACTTACAGAAAAGGAAGCATCAGCATTGAAGATGCTTAATGTTTGTACGTTTTCAGACATATTTAAAATTAAAAAATACGACTTTATAAAAATTAAAGGGTTCGGAAGAACATCTTTAAATAAATTGGTAGATAAATTTGCTGAATACGCAATTGTTATACCAAATTAAAAAATGAAACCATTCATCGAACCAGACCCAGACGAAGACCAACTATGAGCCTAATACAAAAAGCCAAAAACCTAGCAGAGACTGCTATGGTGTGGGTAGACGCAGGAATGCCAATCGTAGATAAAAAGACCTACGACCATCGGATTTCCATCTGCAACAAATGCCCGGATCTAATCAACAACCATTGCATTCATTGCGGGTGCTTCATGCCAGCAAAATCATGGCTCGCGACCGAAGGATGCGCTCACCCACGCGACCAAAAATATTACCCAGAGATCAATCAATAGGGGATATTTAAGGGGCTTTTATAATTAATATGTCAAGACATTTCAATCGCATACCTTAAACCGGGACATCTTTTGCTTGTTAAAATACAAAAATTCTATAAGAGGGGGTTTGCCTAACGCTTATGCCAGCACTATCTAACGCCAAACACGAACGCTTCGCACGACTACTTGTTCAGGGGGTGACGGCTACTGAAGCCGTTAGGAAAGTATACCCGGAGGCATCGTCTAAATCGTCTATCGTCATGGGCAGTCGCCTCAAGCATTCGCTAGAGATAGCGTCCCGGATAGCAGAGATGAAGGAGATCATCGACAACCAGTTTGCAATGACAACCGGGGAGCGCAGGGATGCTCTTCGTCGCATGGGTGCTGGGGAGATCCCAACGAAGGTGACCCGCAGGGCAAACGGAAAGATCGAAGCAACATACGACAGGCTGGCTGCACTTCAGTTGGACGCACGACTGGCAGGGGAACTAGGTGGCGATACGACTATCAATATGCACGCTGGGCCTACCCTGAAGCTGGATTTCCATGTGCTAGGCAGGAACACCAGCATGACCCCGGAGCTAGAGGCAGAGTGGCAGGAACTGAACAAGCCCCAGACCCGGGAGCTTCCAGAGCCACCACCAGAGCAGGAGGAAGATTTCAGCCTGTACGAGCAGGCAGAGATCAACCCAAAGAAAACCATGACATTAGATCAAGCGGCACAAATCATCGATATTAGTACCGATAAACAGGATTCTACAGAGTAATCCAATTATCTATGACTATGTTTATCTGATGTTACAGAAGTTAAGTAAACCAAATATGAAAGCAATACTTGAATTCAACCTACCAGAAGAAGAAGACGAGCATGATACTGCCATGAAGGGGTTGCGTTATCGTTCAGTCATAGATCATACGATGGAGCTAATCCGCAACAAGCTGAAGCACGGTCACACCTACAAAACCCCGGAGGATGCCCTAGAAGACATCAGGCGGGAGATCCTTGTCTGGTTGCCCTAATCTTCGCCTCGCTAGTATAATGGCTATTGCGCCCGATTTGTAATCGGGTAATCCCGGTTCAACTCCGGGGCGAGGCTCTCTTCTTCCCGGTGTAACCCGGGCCGACTGCGGCACCATAGATCGTCTTCACCCGGACGGCATCAGGCAACTGCTGGACAGCAACACGCAACCGGGCGGCATAGTCTGGCCCCATGAGGCGGATCAGGTGCGCGAACTCTGCCCCGGCTGCGGCCAGCTTCAATGCCTCTGTGAAGGCGAACATTTCCTGTTCTTGGTATTGGTGCATCATTTGGTTGCCTCTACTTATCATTGTTGCTAAATAACGCAAATGAATATCGATACAGGCTATAGAATAACACCACCAGACTGCATTAAGGTTTACCATAAGCACGCATTAAACATCCGGGCAGAGGCAGACCGGGATGAAGAGTTAGGTATCCTTTATGCAGCCAAATACATAGCCGAGCGAGTTGTTCGCACCCCGCCGAACATCACCGAGATCTCCATTCCGATAGCACAGGACATCATCAGGAAGTACGTCATGCACCTACTGAACAAGGATCAGTTTGAGGCAGCGGCTACTATCCTGTGGGGGCCGACCGTCTACGATTGGAGGCCGTTGTCTTCCCGGGATACATGGCGTTGCCTGTTCAAGCACGATCAAGTGCTGGTGCAAGGGGCTGGTGCTATGGGCAAATCATTCGGGGCTGCGGCATGGTTCTACCTAGATTGGTTCCGAGACCCGGAGTACACCTGTATCAAGGTCATCTCTCTCACGAAGGAGCATGCCGAGCGCAACATATTCGCCAACATCAAGACGTTTCACAGGACGGCACTTGTGCAGCCGTTGACCGATCAAGAGGAACGAGCCACCAGCATTCAGGTGACCAGCGATTCCAAGCAGGGCATTCACCTAGTAGCGATCCCACGGGGAGAGTCAGGGCATGGTACGTTGCGTGGGTTCCACCCGATACCTAGGCCCGGGCAGGAGCATCAGAAGTGGGGCAGACTATCCCGGACGCATGTCGTGTTGGACGAGGCGGAGGAGATCCCGGTTGGAGTCTGGGAGGGCATCAACAACATCCTATCGACTGCCGACATGGATCACTACCGTGGACACATCAAGGTCTTTGGAGCCAGCAACCCTAGGGACAGGACTAGTGACTTCGCCCAGAGGTGCGAGCCGCAGGAAGGATGGGGCAGCGTGGACTGCGAGGAGGATTTCGAGTGGGACAGCAAGGAGGGATACCATGTGCTTCGACTGGACGCAGCCCGGTGTGAGAATGTCGTGGAGCGTAGGATTGTTTACCCGGGCCTGCAAACCTATCAGGGGTTCATGAGCTACATTTCCCGGGGGCGCACAGCAGAGGCCATGACGATGGCAAGAGGCTGGTTCCCGGAGGAAGGAATCAGCATGGGCATAATCACCCCGGCCATGATGGACAACAGCATTGGTATCGTCCGCTTTATCGGCCCTGTCGTGCCTCTGGCAGCGTTTGACTTGGCATTGGAGGGGGTTGATCAGGTGCTATGCTCTTACGGCAGATTTGGGCTTTCTGACGGGTGGACACCGCAGAGCGGTCAGTTCATATCGTTCAAGCAGCCCAAGGTGGTACTTCAGCTTGACTCACAGATCCCATTCCCCAAGAAGCCGACACTTGAGCAGGCGGAAGCCATCATAAAGTTCTGCAAGCAGATGAGGATTTCGCCTAGCTGGCTTGCTGTGGACAGGACAGGAAACGGTGCCGGGATTCACGACTCGTTGTGCAGCCTGTTTGGGAAAGATGTGCTTGGTGTCAACTACTCATGGGCGGCGACTGACACGCACATTCTGGGAGACGACTCGCAGAAGGCATCGGAGTTGTACAATGGAGTTGTGACAGAGTTGATCTTTGGGCTGGCGAAGTATCTGGAGTTTGAGTTCTTGAAGATATCCCCCGGGTTCCGCAACGAGGATTTGATCAAACAGGCAACGGCCCGGAGGTACAAGCAGAAGGGCAAGGGAATGGTCAGGGTCGAGAGCAAGGGAGAGTATTGCAAGCGCACCCGGCAATCTAGCCCGGACGCATTGGATTCGTTGAGCATGATGGTTTTCCTGATGAGGCAGCGGAGTGGAGAGACTGCCCGGATGACCGACGAAAAGAAGGAAGCATTTGATCCCCGGAAGCGCATGGACAGGAGCATTGTTGACAACATGGAGTTTGTTGATATGTCTGACTAAACAGATCCACAAGTGTGGAACCCTGTTACGATGTCGTCCTAGGGGTGGGGAAACATTCTTTGGGCGGCATCAGCAATACCCTTTGGTGTAACGGTAGCACAGGAGACTTTGACTCTCCCAGTCATGGTTCAAATCCATGAGGGGTAGCCAATTTTTGTGAACGAGTGAACGAATGGATCGACGCTAGGAGAAACGCTAGGACAAACGCTAGGACAAACGCTAGTAAAGTTTCATATATCAATCAATCCGCCGCATAATGACAGATATAGTTGACATTATCCTTTTTAAAAGGACAGGTTGCCCCTGTTACTATTCAGGGGTGGTGGAAGTCATTTACCATCAGCATCTAGTAAGATGACCGATCTGCTCTTTCTGAAAGAAAAAGTGGTAGTTTTTTCCGTCAAAATATTAATGATCGCGCACATTCAATAAAAGTCTACGAGCGAAAACAATAATTGTTTCATATCGGGTATAATTCGTCGCCACAGACGAGTAATGTGACATATCGGGTGTAGTATCGTCGTTTATGGCGAATAACACACTAGCTATGGTGCCGTGCATGGTTTACAAAACCTTGCCATAACTGCAAACATGTGTAGAGTTTGTAACGCAGTCCAATGTTCCAAGGATAGGCGATTGGGACTCCAAATCCCGATGGGTTGGTTCGATTCCAACGGGCTGTGCCAATTTTTTATGAAGACAAAAGCAACAATCATTGCCTACAGACCGTGGAACGGAAGCTACTGGGCTTACCGAATGGATTCCTTGAATCATAATGGCGAAGGTGGAGAACTAATCGCTCGCGGTGACACAATAGAGCAATGCAGGGAGCGCGTCTTTGAGTGGCTGGATGAAAAACGAGAAGCCGATCTTTTGAATAAACTAAAAGAGAAAAAATAAAATAATCCGCGTTAATGAATTAAAATGAAAACTCTCTCGGGGGAGGCATTGAGGGGCGAAATCGGTCAGGAGGTGTAATACGCCGCTGATCGAAAGTAGTAGCGACCTGAACCTCCTCCGACCATTTTCGTAGCGTCACGAAAATGGTTTAGACCACACATGTGTCGAGTGCCAATAATGAACGATTTTGTTAAAAATTGTGCATCACAATATTAACAAATTCCAATTATTGGTTGAACTTTCCGGGATTCCCGGGTAGTTCCGTTCTATGCATAACCAAATAGAAAGCATAAAAATAGATCAACTTGTACCTTACGCCCGGAACTCACGCACTCATAGCGACATTCAAGTATCGCAGATTGCTGCCAGCATAAAGGAGTTTGGGTTCACCAACCCGGTTCTGATTTCTGATGACCATGACATTATCGCCGGGCATGGCCGGGTACTGGCTGCAAAGAAGCTAGGAATGGAAGAAGTGCCGTGCATCAAGCTGTCGCATCTTACCGACACGCAACGCCGGGCATATGTCATCGCAGACAATCAGCACGCCATGAATTCCGGGTGGAACTTCGATATGCTTGCTGTCGAGATTGATGAACTGAACGACCAGAAGTTTGATATTTCAACCATTGGTTTCACTAATGAGGAGCTTGCTGACTTGATTGGAACTCCTGATGTCCCGGTGATTGATGAGGATAAAAACAAGGAAAAGGACAAAAGCCCGGTGATTTGTCCAAAGTGCAACCATGAGTTTGTTCCCTAGATAACACTTGATGAATAACAACAATTAATATACTAGAAAACTATGGCTAAACCTATTATCGGAATGGTTCCCCCGGGAGGGTGGCATTATATTGATGGTGACGCAAAGATCACCGGGCATAGCTATGACTCTTTAATCAAGGCTGTTGAAAGCTATCGCGCAGAGAACAGCCTGCCATCCGGGGACATAGAGGGGGATGTGAACTCATTTATTTGCACCAATTGGCCGACATTTTGCCACGGTGTGGATATGGTTGCGATTACTTCCGTTGTTGCTCAAACAGCAGCCTCTGAATTGCAGAATGACATTCAGGCATGGGCAAAGAACATTTTGCACAGCAATCAACGGCATGTTTTGGTGAATGATGAACTAGCAGAGCAGCGTGCGAAAACGTGCTTGGGCTGCAAACACAACGTAAATTGGAGGGCCGGGTGTGGAAGCTGTATTGTTGCAACAGACAGGATATGTGCAAGCGTGCGTCAGGGGCGCGACACGCAATCAAGTCAGGTGCTGGGGGGGTGTTCACTAATGCGTCACGACAATCGTTCAGCTATTTTCTTTGACAAAGATCATATTCATAAGTCTTCTTCTCTTCCCGACAACTGCTGGATGAATATCTAATATATGGCTACAATACTAAAACCGCTAGACCCGATCATTACAGACGAGTTTGCAAATAGGTCTGCAAGGATCTCTGATTCGCACGACAAGCCTAGGGTTCTTGATCTTGATATAGTTGATCCAAGCACAGGCAATTCAGAAACAGTTAATCCTAAAACACTTCAGGTAAGGAGAACTTTCCGGGACACAGAGCAGGCGCACAGCGCATATCGCAGGCTTAAACAACAAAACGTAGAGCGAAATAAGAAGAATCAACTTATTCAGAAGAAGCTGAATCTGGAGCCACCATACCAGAACAAGAAACTGGAAAGCATGGGGCAGAACTGGCGCAGCAATCGCCCAACCGGGTTCCTTTCCACGATGGTGAGCCGCATTCAGCCTCCTTTCCGCCAAGTGGTTGAGCAAGCAACAACAATCACGTTTGCGAAGTATCCAATTGAGTCTGTTGACGCAGATCAAAAGACAAAAGTATTCCGTGATGCGGTTACAAAATGCGTTCGTGGGTGGAATGGATTCGATGATCTTCTTGCTCAAGTTGTCCATGAGAATACTACCTTTGGTTATTGCGCTTTGTGCTGGGACGATATGCGCGATTGGAAGCCAGAATTCTTGAGGCAGGACTACACGTTTTTCAGTATTGAGACACCGCAAGTAGCCGATCAGACCCCCATTTGGGCTAGGAAGCGCAGGTATCAAATTGCTGACCTTCTTCCCGTGCTTGAAGACCCAGAGATCTCTGCCGCAGCAGGGTGGCATATCAACAACCTTGTAGAATCAATCAACAACGCGATTCCTGCCGGGCGGACGCTTGATGCGGACGAAGACGCAAGAAGGTACGAGGATTGGACACGAGAGGGCAGCTATGGTGCCAGCTACGAAAACGATGCGAAATATGTAGAGCTTGGCGAGCTTCTTATCAAGGAGCCGCATGGCAAGATTAGCCGATTCTTGTTCGATGATAAGTCGGGCAAAGAAATCTGCACACAACTGGATCGCTACAACAACATGAGCGAGTGCATTGCCCTCTTTGCCGTGGAGGTCGGATCAGGTAGTCTGATGTCCAGCCGGGGTGCTGGTCGCGATCTATACAACTCCCACATTGCAATTGAGAAGGCTCGGAATCTGGTAATCGACAACTCCTATCTCAAAGGTCTTCTCCTCCTCAAGAAAGGCCCGAACGCCAAGGTTGGTGTGCCTCCTCTGACTGTGCATCATCCTGTGGCTTTCGTTTCCGAAGGCTACGAGGTTGTTCCGCAAAATGTCCCGGCAGATGTAGATGATTTCCTTCGCCTAGATCAGTTCGCCAGCAACCTAGCTGAAATTCAGGTTGGCACATTCCTTCCCGGTTCTCCCGTAGAGACACAATCCCGCAAGACTGCATCAGAAGTTAATCGTGTGGCCGCAATTGAGAACCAACTTCGCGAGGGTGTCCTGATGCGGTTCAGTAGGCAGTTCTCTAAAGCGGTTGAGCGGATGCAAAGGGGAATTTGTCACCCCGAACACGTCAAAGCCGCTGCGGAGCTTAAAACGCTTCTGGACATCAAACGACAACAGATTCCTGATGCCGTGTGGGCAAAACGCGAAGTGGTTGACGCTTTTGATAGATCCTTCATGGAGCTTCCGACATTCCTAGTTCCGTTTGAAGTTCCTCCTCATTTGGACGAGGACGCAATCTCATGCTGTTTGTCGATGATTGAGCAGAATATTCCGCCATCCGACATCATGCTCATGGCTTACAGCCCGGCTGCTCAACTCACACAAGACACAGCACAACAGGATGTGATGATACTTGATTCGCTGATCCAGCGTTACGCAGGAAACCCGAACGTAAATCAGGACGAACTCATGCGTCTGGATTGGAGCAAGAAGATGGGCGACACCATCGCGAAGTCTGTCATTCTCCCGAAAGATCAGATTGAAGCCATTGCCATTGAGGCTACTCGCCAACAGGTGATTGAGCTTCAATCAATTATTGCAGGCCAAGAGGTTCCTGTGTCTCCTCGCGACAATGACATCGTGCATCTGAACACAATGGCGCAGAAACTAATGCCAGTGTTCCAGAACATCCCCAATGGGTCATTGCCTCCTGAAGGTGTGGCACCGCTGGTTGAAGCAATGAAGCATTTCGCTGCACATATTGGGCAAGCAGAGGCAAAGGGATCAAATAAGGAGGAGGTTGCCAAATTCAGGGATCTGTATAAGCAAGCAGTCGCGCACATTACTGCGGGGCAAAATGTTCCTCCCCCTCCAGAACTCGCGCCTGCCGCAGCATCCTCTTCAAGCAGAGGATCACAAGCACCTAGCCAGCCTGCTCCTGCTCCCGGACAACAGCCCGATTCCTTCATGAATATGGGAGGTCAAAGCGGTGTTGTTCAAAGCGTATCTCACCCGGCCAAACCTCCTACCGCAGCATAAAATGGGAGGAGTAAACGCAAATATCGGCCAAATTGAAGGTGGCAACATAGACCTGAATTCTCGGCCTGTTGTTCAAAACCCTGATGGTTCTATTAGTACCGTTCGCTCTATGAGCATAGGAACGGACAAAGGAGAGGTTCTTATCCCTACAATCAGTGATGAAGGAAAAGTTCTTGCAGAAAAAGATGCAATCGATTTGTACAGAAAGACAGGGAAGCATTTAGGTATTTTTGCAACACCAGAACAGGCTACAAAATACGCCGAAGATCTTCACCGGGATCAAGACAAACTATACTCACAATACAACACAAACAAAAAACCAAAAACCAATATGGGCGGAACATCTGCAATCCCAACACCAGCATCGGCAAACATTCCTGTTTCTAAAGGAACTTATGACGAAGAAGGCAATGCTGTATCTCTAACTCCTGAACAAGAGCAACTTCGCACCGCTGACCTAGCTTTAGAAGCGCAAAAAGCTCAAGAATTCCAAGATGCAAAGGAATCTGCTGACAGAAATTTCAAAGGCCAACAAGAAGAGACTTATTCTACCATGTTCGCAAATCCAGACGCAACCAATGAGGTTGTAGAAAGCCCTAGCGAATACATGAAAGCCAAGACTGCAAAGAAAATGAAAAAGCGCAAATAAACGCATTTAATCTAAAAATAACTGATTGACGATATTTTTGCTCATGCTAATTATCGTTTCTTAACCAACCACATCTGAAATAAATTATGACTTGGGATAAATCTGATTCTGCTAGGTTTCGACAATACAATACTCAAACAGGAGGAAAACTAATCTCTTTCCTCCGTAGTTGCATTCACAGGGCTGAAGGTGACGATATTGAAGAGTACGCTTTGAGAGCCGCATACAAACAAGGTGCTGAAGATATAGTTTCTCGGTTGGAAGAAATAATCACAGACGTAAACAAAGAGGATGATGCCTCGTCAGCATCGTTCACATCAATGTAATAAGAGTTATGGAAAACGAAACAGACAACGAAGTGCCAGAAATCACAGCCGCTAACCCGGATGGAGGAGCAGAGCGATTGGACGCAGACCCAGTAACAAGCAATTTGCACGACCAGTTGGATTCTCTTCTGGACGAAGCAGAACAAGAAACGCAACCAGAACCCATAACAACAAATGAAGAAACTAATAACAAACCTCCTGTTGAGCCTGTATCACCTTCTGCCGGGGAAATGGCAGGACAAGCTGGCGATTCAAATGGTCAGCCTGCTCCTCAAGATCAGGTTCTTCCCGTCCAAAATAACGATCAAGGAACTGCCGATCAGCGACCAGAAATTGACCCCGAAATCGCCCAAATCGAACAACCCCGGAACCTCTCGGAGAAAAATCAAAACAATTGGCGCAAGCTCCAAGAAACAGCCTCGCACTACAAAAAGCAGGCCGAAGAAGCCGAAATCCTCCGTCAACGACTAGCTGAAGCAGAAACCAAGCCTTCTGCTGCCCCGGAGGACTACGACGAGCTAAAGAAATTCCGGGCTATTTTTGATATTAAAAATGACCCATCTTTCAAAAGCAAGTACGAGGAGCCGCTTGAAAATGCGAAGCAGTCCATCTATTCCGTAATGCGGAAAAACGGGGCAAGCGACGAACTGATTGATAGCATCGAAAAGGCTGGAGGCCCGGAAAAAATTGATCAAAATTGGTGGAAGACCAACGCAATCGACAAGCTACAGCTTACCGATGCTGAAAAGCTGAAGCGAGGTCTTCTGGACATTTCTGATCTAAAAGAACAGCAGGAAAAAGAGATTGCTCACGCTGCCGAAAATGCTGAACAAATCCTTGAGGAAAGGAAAAACAAGAGCATCAACTGGTACAAACAGGAGAGCGAAGGAATCCAGAAGCACATTGAGGATATAACAAAAGAAATTCCTTGGGCTAGGTATCAGCAAGCACCGCAGAATGCCACGCAGGATCAGGTGGCAAAGATCCAACAGCACAATGCTATGGTTTCGGATCTGCACAACAAGTTCAACACTGCCCTGTGGCCGCAAAACGCACAGGAACGTGCTTCTGTAGCCGCAGCAGCGGTATTGAGTCACAAACTGGCTGACCAACTTCGTCTTGAGCAAAACGCTCGCGGGAACATGGTTGAGCAACTCAAAAAGCTGACTGAAGAAAACAATCGTTTGAAGGGAGCCGGGAAAATCCCAAAAACTAATGTCACATCTCCTTCGCCAGCAAAAGCAGATGTAAATAGCAGGATCAAGATGAATTCTAGTGATGCTATTGACATGGGACTTGACGAAGCAGGAGCATAATTATGGCAACCAGAGACCCGGTCAGAACACCGATGACCGACAGAACTGCTCGCGCATTGGAGTCGGCAAATCCGTTTGCTACTCCTGTTCCTGAACCTAAAAGGCTGGATGGACAACCTATCGTCAGGGAACGCGAACCTGTCACAGAATCGACCCCGGAACCCTCGTTAAGTCACGAAAATGCTTCATATGAAGCAAAAAGTGATGTTCCACAGCGTTCCACGGGCGATTTAGAACCCATTAAGGACACGCGAGATAGCCAAAAAAAGGAACCAGAGCAGATTCCTGAAGATGTTGCAGAACTACTCCGTTCAGGAGATGAGCCGACACTTTTTGAAACAACACCACTCTTTGAATCGAACGAAGAGTTCAACAACCCGATCATCGAAAGCAGGAACAGCGATGGGATGCCTAGTTATCGTTGCGAGTTCGGTGGCCGGGATATTTTTGTTGCTTGGCCTTGGTATAAAGCAAGCAATCCTGTCACTGCCGCTACACAGGTCGCGTTCGCTTTGGATTTTGGCCGGGACAAGATCCGCTTCGACATGTCAATCGGAGATGCAAAGATTGAGCATTCCAGAAACAGACTTGCTCATAAATTCCTAGAAACTGACGCTAAATGGATGCTGATGATTGATGACGACATCATTCCTAGTATTGGTCGCCCATCATGGATGAGGTATTGGGTGCAGGCCGCAAGGAACCTTCAAGATAACCAGTTGCAAAGGCATGGAATTCATAGGCTAGTTGGAGCAAACAAAACATTGGTAGGAGGCGCATACTTTGGCCGTCAGGAAAATGGTGCGCTCATGTGCAGCGACCCAACTCTATACAGCAGGGCAAAGCAATATGAAGATGCTGTTGTGCCTGTTGATTGGATCGGGACAGGGTTTATTCTAATTCACAGGAAAGTGTTTCAAGACATCCGCGAGAAGTTCGGAGATAGCCTGAAAATCGACGTTCCTGATTACGAGTACGATTACTTCAGGCCATTCGATAGTGCCAGAGGTGAAGATGTATCATTCTGTATCCGGGCTAAAGAGGCTGGGCATCAGCCTCATATTGACCTAGGAATCCCTATTTTCCATGTAGGGGCAAAGACATACTAAAATGAAGAAAATATACGCATATTACGAGTCTATTGCTTTGTCCAACCAACCAGAGGAATTTGCCTGCGCCAACCATTGGAAAGCAAGCTGGGAGAAAAATGGATGGGAAACAGTCATGTTGAACAGGAGTCACGCACAAGGAAGCCATCTTTACAACAAGCTACAGCAAAAGATGATGAATTGTGCGATGGGATTACCATCAGAACTAACAGCAAGATTCCATTGGATTACTGCTAGGTTTGCTCGTTGGTGCGCCTTGCACGCTGCCGGTGGTGGGTGGATGTCCGACTACGATGTTTTAAATAAGTCATTCAAACCAGAAGCCGCAGACAAAATAGAACAAACAGAAACGCTTACTATCGTTGGCGACCCAGCATTTCTATTTTACGCCACCAAAGAACATGCCGCATCAGCTATAATAAAGCTCTCGCGAACAGACATTATTCAGGACAATTCTGTAGTTTCTGAACATAGCCTCCTAGGAATAGAACTGACCACAAAAGGATTCGCGAAAAAAGTCATTCACGCAAAGTCACAGGAAGATGCGTGTAGGTCTGAAATTATGGCGAATCTGATGAAAAAGTAATATGAAAAGTAAATTTTTGGTAGCTTTGCAGTATTGGGATGGAGACAAAGAACAAGCCTGCAAATTGCTTGATTTGTTTGCCAAAACAATAACTCCAGAAAACGAGTTTGCAGATCTAGTAATTTTTTATAGAGCGGACTCGACCCCTCCCTGTTTAGAGTTGCTAGAAATACTAAAAATTCCATTTTCCAAGGTTTGGTGCATCAAATCTAAAAATATTATGCAGGGGTGGCCGAATGGGTGTAACCAACTCTGGACTGATTTGGTAATGGAGGCATATATACGATCAACGCAATCCGCTACTTCAAAACCACCAGAATGGTCAGAATATAAAGCAATTCTCACGATAGAATCTGATTCCTGCCCTATAAAAAAAAGCTGGTTAAAAGAGTTATCTGAAGAATGGGATGGCCTTCAGGCTTGTGTAGTCGGAACATGGTTGGGAAACAACGACGAGCATGAAGGGTTAGGGCATATCAACGGAAATGCTATGTTCTGCATAGATATTGTCAAAAAATGCCCAACAATATCAGGAACCCCGTGCGATAAAGCGTGGGACACATATCACGCAAAAACATTTCAGAAGGCAGGATGGGCAAGCACACAAAAAATAGTAAGTATGCACAACAGCAAAACTCTTAATACAGATCAATATGAACACCTAAAAAACACAGATTGCGTATTTTTGCATGGAGTAAAAGACAATTCCGTGTTGGAGATGTATTTAAATGAAAATTCTAAATAACGGAATTCGCGTCATAGAAGGAGACACCCATATATCTCTATGGGTTGAGCAATCTGGAAGGCTAGATCACGATCAATATGCGCTCCCGGTAATCCTAAAACACATCGCAAATGGAGACTGCGTTGTTGATGCTGGAGCGTTTATTGGCGATCATACTATTGCTTATTTGAGAGCAGTAGGATCGGAGGGAAAAGTAATCGCGTTTGAACCAAACCCAGCAGCCTACGATTGCCTTGTTCTAAACTGCAAAGAGGCATACTGCATCAGGTCTGGGCTAGGAGACAAAGAAGAATTTATATCCATAGAACCTTCTGAAAATGCTGGGGCATCCCATCTTACTAATGGGAAATTAGGTTCAATTTCCGTAGTAACACTAGATTCATACAATCTAGACAGACTCAATTTCTTCAAAATAGATGTTGAAGGATACGAGTTAAAAGCATTGCTAGGTGCAGAAAAAACTATCTCAAAGCATAAGCCAAAGATGTGGATAGAAATAAATCCCGGTGCTTTAGCAAAACAAAATACAACTCCAGAAGAGATTTTTGGCCTAATTATGGGTCACGGGTACACTATTGAAGCGTTTCCTGATTTTTCAGAAGATCAATACGACATTCTTTGTGTTCCAAAATGACAACAGACATTTTCATTAGGTCGTATTCGCCTGATTTTAAATGGCTTGATTATTGCCTTTTCAGCTGCGCCAAGTTTACGAAAGGCTTTTCTTCAATTCATATTGTAGTCCCGGAGCAAGACAAACACATTTTAAGCCACCTGACTCTGGAATCAGTTCATGGTGTTGCTCCTGCCTGCGAAGATGGATACCTAGATCAGCAAGTTTCTAAATTGTACGCAGATGAATTTTGCCAAAGCGATTACATCCTGCACCTAGATAGCGACTGCGTTTGGTATAAAGAAACTACACCTCAAGATTTTTTCAAAAACGGAAAGCCAATCATCCTAGTTGAAGATGGCGTTGTTTCACCTTGGCCTAAAATAACAGAAAAAACACTAGGTTGGTACGACTCAAAAGAATACATGAGAAGACTTCCAATCATTTATCCAAGGTGGGTGTATCCAGAATTTAGAAAATGGATAGAAAACAAACATAGAATGTCTTTAAGGAATTGGATTTCTATCCAGCCACATAGAGAATTCAGCGAGTTCAATACTCTTGGGCAATGGCTTTTCAGATTTCACTCGGAAAAATTTGCATGGCTGCACCCATCTGAAACAGAAGTATTTGCTAAACAATTCTGGTCGTGGGGTGGAGTAGAAAAAGAAGAAGATCAAATAAAATCATTTTTTTCTTAAAAACATATTGACGAACTCGTAAGCAATCCTTAATAGTTCACTCAACTCGGTGTGCCGTCTCCGTATGACGGTGGTTCTGATAGGAACCGCAAGACCTATCAATCAGGCCGCAAACAAAAACTTCCAGCGTGCCGGGAAGTGAACAAAACACAAAATTACGAATCGTGGTCGCACGCGACTGCCGTTCAGCCTTGTGGTTGTCACTTCCAAAATTGGTTGAGATGGCTGCAAGGAAACAACCAAAACAAACACTATGTCTAACGATTGTATCCCCTTGGCTACGATCCAGAACTTCGCCGCCAAGGATGTTAGCCGCATCATTGGTCAGATCGCGAAGGTGCTGGCCCGTAAGTCGCCCTATATTAACGCCATTGATGGCGGAACCCTCCCTAGCGTTTCGGACGTTGTACGTTCGGTCGTTGAGGAAATGGCCGTTCCTGCCGCTTCGCTCGCTTCGCCTACGTTCGTGAATGACCTCTCCCTTTGCGGAGTTGGTGCCACCCCGGATCAGGTCGGATCTACGGAGTATCAGTTCCAGCTTCAGACCCTTCGTGGTGCTGGCCCTCGCGTCTGCGTCAAGCAGGCTCGTACAGCCTTCAAGGGCAGCTATCTTCAGGCTCAAGTCAGCCTTGAGAAGACGATCCTCCAGATCATCAACGCTGATATTCGCTATCAGTTCCTGATTCAGTCTGGCGTTAAGTATGTGGTCAATTCGACCCGTCCTTTCACGCAGAACCTGACCGGGGACATGCAGCAGATCAACACGAAGTTCGCAGCCGTTCTCCCGGATGCCCCCCTCAACTTCAAGACCCTCTATCGCATTGGAACCTTCCTTCGCGAGGAGATGCTTGCAGAGCCGTTCGCCAGCAAGGATGGCGAGTTCTTCCAAGTCATGCTCGGAGCCGATGCCATTGAAAACATCCGCAACGATGCTGACGTTAAGGAAGACCTCCTCTATCTCACCGCTGGTAGCTTCAAGCTCGGTGAGGACAGCATCGCCGGGTATCAGTTCCAAGGCTATCGTGGTTTCGCCTTCGGTATCGACCAGCAGCCCCTTCGCGCTACTGGGTTCACTGTCGACGGCAATCTGATCCTTGTCAACCCCATCGTCAGCACTCCCGTCACGAACGGCTTTGCTCAACGCCGCAACCCGGCTTGGGTCAACGCTCCTTACGAGGTGGGCTTCGTCATCGCTGGGGATTCGTTCAAGCGTCTCGTCCCGGAGAACTACGTTGGAGAAGGAACATTCCGCTTCGCTCCCCAGCTTGCTATGGGCGAACTGGAGTGGACTTACTTCCGCGACAACGACTGCAACCTCTACGGAGATTACGGTCAGCACATCTACCAGATCCAGCGTGCGATTCAGCCGATTCGTCCGCAGAACGTCTGCCCTGTGCTGTTCCGCCGTTGCCCCTTCAGCGGAAACCCGCTCCCTTGCTCGACCTCCTCGACGGGTCTGTAATAGGTAGGTAGTTATCGGTGGCTGAAGTGAGATAAAACTTGCTTCAGCCACCTCAACTGCCCCAAAAATTACACAACTCTTCTAATATTATGCCTCTTACACCCATCCCATCTACAATCCCTACTTCTAGCTTTTACCAACTCGCACTTCAGGCACTTTACGACATTGCTGGATCTGGAGGAGGTGGAGGAGGCGGGTCTGTATCGGTATCTAATTTTCCTTCGCTACAAAATGTAATCGACCACAATTCTGGAGCTAATGGCGGAAAGATTGTAGCTGCTACTACTGCTTCTGGATCTGGAACTTGGTACGCACTTCAGTTTGTAACTAGCGGAACCCTTACTGCTTACGCTGGCAATATCACTGGAACTGTGACTGGAGTTACTTTTCCTGCTGGCTTCGTCCTTTACGGAAATACAACCAGCTTCACAACTGGTTCTGGAACATCCGTGGTGGCTTACACGTTCTAATTCATGCCAAGCCTCTCGCTAAAGGCTAGTATAAATTACCCATTTATTGGAGGGCCAAGTGGCCCTTCGTATGATCCCGATGCACAGGCTTGGTTCACAGCGGTAGAGGCGGCAGGGGGGTCAATCACATCACAAAATAAAACTGCGTTTAATACAGCATTTGTATCTATTAAAACTACTGCTATATACAATGACAATCCATCGCAAGCTGGATATTTGTGGGATTACATTGGAGTAGGTTATTTTTTAATTGGTCAAGAAAGTTTTGGCAATGGTCTATTCATTCCTTTTGGTGGCCCTGCTTTATCTGCGCCATCTGGAGGTTGGGCGCAAGCTACTCCTTATAGCTATACTTCATCTGATTACAATAAACTTACAGGATTGATTGGAGATGGAGCATCTAAATATTTTTCAATAGATCAGTTAAACAACAACCGAACAGGCGATTGGACTCCTACTGGCGGAACAAGAATGGCTTACACCTATAAGAAAATTGATTATAGCCAAGGTGGGTTTTCTGTTGCTCCATATGGAACTTCTGTAGGTTCATCCCGGACTTTTGGAATGAACTTTAGTGTAACTGGAGTAGGCGGATTATTTGGAGGAGGTTCAATTTTAAATAACAGGGCTGCTGTAAATACAATGCCAACTCCTTTAACTGGTTTGCCGCAAACTTATGGTGCTGTTGGAATTTATTCTTCTAGGGGAGTGCTTGATGGAGGCGCAGTAGCGTTCAGACTAGGAGGATTGCCAGAATCAGTTAGTTTAGGAACACCTAACACCACAAGTCTCCCAAATACACCAATGTTATTTGGAAGGAATGGTTCTGCTTATGACACCCAAAGAACATTATTTGCTTGTTTTGGAAAACAATTTAATAATTATCCCGTAAGTGGAGAACCCGACCCATTTGGAAAACTTAACGCCATCATGGAAACATTGATAACTTCACTAGCATGAAATGGCTAATTATCACTTCAGACAAAGTAAATGAGCTTAATTTGCTTAATGAATCTCACGACAATCAAAAATGCAATTTTGTAGAAACAAAAGAAGGAATGCTTGTTACAAATGCAGACCAACTAAAATGCCCTTATTGGGCAGACTACCACCAGTTTCTTTCGTCTCTTAAAACATTTGAAGGAACACCAACATTTGAACTGAATCAACAATTAAATGCAGATGAGCAATAATGCAACAATCTCCGAAGTAGGCCCAACAAGCGCAATCGTGTCTTTGTTTTCGTTAATTGTATCTTTCTTTGGTTCGACACATCTTTGGCTTCAAAATCTAACTCTTATTGTATCTCTTCTCGCAGGAACAATAGCCATCATTGCCGCAATAATTAAACTCGTCGTCTGGACTAAAAAACAATTTCAATAATGAAAAATATTATTCTTGTTTGTGCATCAGCACTTCTTATTGGATGTGCATCAAAAGAGCCTGTGAAATACACCGCTCCTTCTGTTGTTGCTGTAAAAACAGGCATAGAAAGGCTGAAGCCACACGTTTCCAGCCCGGAAGGGAATGCTGTTATCAAGGATCTTGCTTTGGCAGTAGATACATACGAGGCTCAAGTTAATCAGCAATCTTTAGATTTAGCAAAAGCGCAGAATGATGCTGTTTATTGGAAAGATAAACAGCGCAAAAGCCTGAAAGAGCTTTGGTCTTGGAGGTTGTTTTTCGGGTTGCAAGTATTGGCGGTAGCCACTTGGTTTGCTATCAAAATGAGATAAAAATGACAAATCTCCCGGCTACATGGCAGAGACTAGTGCTTTCTGTTTTAGGCATAATTCTCATTCAAATTAGCTGGCGTTGGGCTGTTGCTCACCTATACACACTTCCACAAGAGGCTTATGCTGGATTTGTTACAATAACGACCAATTCTTTTTACGTCATCGGTGCCATCGTAATTTTCATGGTAACTGGTAGGTTGATCTACGAGTGGAAAATTGGGACAAGTCAGGTTCAAGATGTTGCGTCTCGCGTAGAAAAAATTACCCAAGTTTTGACGCAAAACGCGAAGGAGGAAGACTATGAAACCTCCATCTAAAAATACCCTTAAACTCATTTACGAGTATGAAGTCGGAGGTGGCGAAAGTTACTACAATAAATACTTAAAGCGTTTTACTTGGCCGGGAGGCGCATCAGGCCCAACCATTGGAATAGGCATTGATACCGCTTATTACTCTAAAGAAGAACTGGCAGAGATATTTTCATACCTTTCGGCAAAGCATAGAAGGCTTGTAGAAAACGCCAGCGGCAAAAAAGGCAATGCTGGCAAGGAATACACGAAAACATTGTCTGCGGCCAAAATAGAGATGCCTTGGAACCTTGCAGAGAGGATATTCATGTTCACTACATGGAAGAAATTCGCCAACCTCGCGGAATCTGTATTTCCGCAACTTGAGGATCTTTGCGGAGACGCATACGGAGCAATCGTAAGCCTAGTTTTTAACCGGGGATCTAGCCTAAAAGGTGACTCTAGGTTGGAGATGAGACAAATCAAAGAGTTGATTCCCAACAAAGACTACGCAGGGATAGCTGAACAAATCAGGAAAATGAAAAGGCTGTGGCAAGGAAAGGGGCTGGATGGACTTGTTCGCCGTAGAGAAGCAGAAGCTGCGGCTGTTGAAAGCTGCCTACAACAATCATAATGGCAAATATCGTCAACAAATGGAAAAGGTTCGCTGCTTTGGGATGTTCGCACGCACGATTCGTGGACAAAGAAGCGTGGAGTGCTTTCATGACATTCCGGGAAGCATTTCAGCCGCATTTTTTAGCTCATTTAGGTGATGCAATCGACATGACTGGGCTAATGGGTAATGGCATCGGATCAGGGTCAGCAGGGGACGACCTAGAACCTGACGTAGATACTGGTCTAGTGCATTTGAGGGAACTGAAGCCATCCGTTTTCGTAATGGGGAACCATGAAGACAGGGCATATAAATTAAGAAACAGCAAAAGCCCTACAATTGGGTACGCTGCCGAAAAAATCTGCCAACAGATTGAGCAAACATGCCAAAAGATCAAATGCAGAACAATTCCATATACTGGGGTGTTTCAAACCTATGATCTAGCGGATATCGTTTTTCAGCATGGTGTGCTTTTTAATGAAATGGCCGCTAGAGATACAGCAGAATACCTGTGTACCAACGGAACAAGGCGGAAGGCTATCTTTGTTCACACCCATAAAACGGCCATCCAGAGCGCAAGGAACCTCACCAGCGCAGTCGGATACAATATAGGCACATTGTCCCGGCGCGGAGCTTTGGATTACGCCAAGGGGCGCAGGGCCACCCTAGCATGGACACAGGCATGGGCTTGGGGATTCTACAACGAAAAACTAAATCAATCTGTTGTGTATATCACGCAACGCAACCATGACGAAATATGGCATCAACCAAGCTGGTAAAAAAAAGCGCAAACCAATGGCTAAAAGAGATTGCAAATGAAGTGGGGTGCAACATTGACGCAGTTCCTGAAGAATATATGACGATGAAGCAAATGATGGAGGAGCTAGGCTTGTCTTTAGGAGAAGTCGAGTCATTTGTGTCTAGGGCAACAAAACTGAAAATAATGAAAAAGAAGCAATTCAGGATAGACACAAAGGGTGGCGGAATCCGACCTGTCTGGCATTACACAAAAATCTAATTTTCCCTTTACAAAGATCAACCTCTAAACAAAACTGCTTATTATGTCTTGTGGATGCGGATCAGATTACGGTTCAAGTGACGGGTACAATGGTGTTTGCGACACCGATACCCCGTATCCAATTATTTCTCATGAGTCTGTACCCAGCTTGATAGATAACCTTGTTGCTGCGCTTTACGGGCAAATTCAAAAAAATGTATCCAGCGGAAAAATTGTTTGGACAATCCCATGCGATCCCAACAATACCGCATCAGTCGCCGGGATTCCTAGGAACACAGGAGAAGGGTTGCTGTGTTATATGTTGAGGGTGTTTGACTCTTTTAATTTTTCCAACTTTGTTGATATAAGCAGCGTTCAGACCATTTCCAACAAAACGCTGAATAATTCTAGCGTATCTGGAACAATGAATTTTGGGTCTGCTGTTGTCAGCGGAGGAAATTTCTCTGCTATTACAGCAGGGAAAGCAACAAATCTAGCAGGAGGAACACAGGGAGGGTTGCCATACCAAACAGGAGCAAATGCTACAACTTTTCTTCCCATTGGCACTGCTGGTCAGGTGCTTTCACCAAACGGAAGCGGAGGGCTTCAATGGATAACAAACACAACATCCTCATCATCTGCAAATAACATTCTTTCTGGTCAGGCGAGCCAGCTTTTATATCAAACTGCTCCGAACACCACAGGATTTATTGGAAACGGAACGAGCGGTCAATTTCTAGGAAGCAACGGATCTTCTGCCCCTAGCTGGAAAACAATCACAGCATCTACAATCGGAGCCGCAACACAACAACAGGCAATCGCTTTTGCAATCGCACTATCATAATGAAACAACTCGTAAAACCTAGCAATATCACATTTAGCGGAGCAGTCGTTTCTATGGCTGGCGTAGATGTTCCTTTAAGCCAAATCCTTTTGGTTGCCAACGCTACAACGGGAGTAGTTCACTATTCGATCTCTGGCCCTGCGCCTTCCGCGTATACTCAAGGCTCTACATCTCAAATCACCCTTGCATCTGCACCTTCCGTTGGGGATAAGCTCACAATCTATTATGATGACGCTTTGCCAAATTCGGCAACAGCAGCTTCTGTGACAAGTTTTTCTTCCATCAATGCGTCTGCTCTAATAAAAGCAGCAAACCCTAACAGGAAATCAATCGTTTTAGCTAACAATCCTAATGGTTCTCTTGTTTATGTCTTATTCGGATCTGGAGTAACTTCTTCTTCTAATTATTCACTCGCATTACAGCCGTCAGATACAGCTACAATTTCAGGAGTAACGCTTGCATTGCAAGGATTTAGCACTGGAGCAGGAAATCTGCTTGTGACAGAACTTACATAAAATGCAAAATATCACAATAGATTCTGGATCTGGTGTATCTATCTTTGTTAATTCAGCACAGAAAACCACGCCTCCAGAGCCAACACAAATATGGAATAGACCAGTTTCTTGGTTGCCTATTCCAGAAGTAACAGGTCAGGAATCTGTATTTTATGCTCTGGTTCCAGTAGCCGATGCGAGCTACAACAACATTTCCGTAACAGTTTCAGGAAATTATATTGTAGATTGGGGTGATGGAAGCACAGGAAACTTTAGTTCAGGAACGACTGCAACTCACAATTATAGTTACTCACAAATTCCATCATCTACTAATACGCCATTCGGATATAGGCAAGCATTAATCAAAATAACTCCACAGGCAGGAAGCAGTTTAACATCAATAACCAATCTAAATAAAACACAATTTCTTGATATAGTTGCATCTGGCCCTAATTTGGTCGTTAACGGAATCACAGAAAATTATCTACTGAAACATGTAAAAATATTAGCAAAATGCACATTATTTCAGTCAAACACAAGCCTTGAAGCAATAGAACTAGATTACAATAGTTTTTCTTCGCTAACGAGTTTTTCATCTGTGTTTTCTTTCAATCCAAATCTTATTTATATTTCTGATTTTAATACATTCAATATCACTAATTTTTCAAGCACTTTTAGTCAATGCAACGCATTGGAAAAATGTCCAAATATAAATTTTAATAATGCAACATCATTAGTAGCTTGTTTTGCATCTTGTTTTTCATTAAATTCACTACCACAGATAAACTTTTCAAGTCCTTGCAATTTATCAAGCGCATTTTCATCTTGTTACAATTTGCAAAATATACCTATTACAGGAAATGCTTCTTCTATTAACGCCATGATTCCTGATAGATCCCCATTGATAGAGTTTCCTGCTATAAATCTTTCGTTGGTTAGTTTAGATATGATTATTGCACCTCCTGTTAAAAGATTCAAAGCATTTGGAATGAAATCATCACTTTCATTCTTTGATAATTTTATGGGAAGAAATGAAATAATTGAATGTTTTAACAATCTTGGAAACGCAAATCCACAAGCATATGTCGATGTTTCTTTGTGCGCTGGAGCAGGATCGCTTACAAGCCAAGATCTGGCAATCGCAGAACAAAAAGGATGGGATGTTGTTTATCAACCATAACAGTGGATAAAAAGTTATAACTAACACAAAAATATGAATCACGAAACTTGCAGAAAAGATATACCTTACCCGTCAGTAAGTAATGAATCTGTCCCAAGCCTCATCAATAACTTGGTGACAGCACTTTATGGATCAAATGTAACAAAAAGCGTTGTCAATCGTCAGGTTATTTGGAACATCCCTTGTGATCCAAACAACACTGCACAAATAAGCAGTCTTCCGAGAAATCAAGGAGAAGGTCTTTTGTGTTATTTGATAAGAGCTTTCAACACTACATTTGTTGGTCAAGTTACGCTTGATGGTGTTCAAACACTCACGAATAAAACCTTGACTGCTCCTGTAATCAATAGCCCTAGCGTTGCAAACCTTTCGGCAACTGGAACATTATCTTTGCCTTTAGCAAGTATTTTACCATCGTATCTTTCATTGGGCGCACCATCTTGGACGAGCCAAGGAGTTACTTCTATAATAGACCTGATTGTTTCTGGTAATTTAACGCTACCGAACAACAGTATAACTTCTGGCATGATTGCTGACGGGACAATAACAAACGCCGATATCAGCAGTTCTGCGGCTATTGCAAATAGCAAACTTGCAGGATTGCCAGACAGCACAAATCAAGCTAATAAAATTGTATTGCGTGATGGATCAGGAAACTTTGCTGCAAATATCGTAACTGCAAACCTGACTGGCATTGCATCAAATGCAACGAATGTACAAGGTGGTGCTTTGGGATCTATCCCATATCAATCTGCTCTAAATACCACAGCACTTCTAGCTACTGGATCTGCTGGGCAAGTGTTGATTTGCGGAGGAAATGCTGCCCCTTCATGGGGAACAGATCAGCTTGGGACAACCAACACGGCAGCAATCACAGCAGGATACAAAGGAGAATATGTTGTTGGTCAAGTTACAAATGCTGTTTCTATAACGCAGAATTCAGCAAAAAACATTGCGTCAATATCGCTTACTGCTGGAGATTGGGATGTATCAGGGAGTGTAACGCTTGCCTACACAACCACAAACAGCGCAACCTTTACTTTACAGGGAGGAATTAACACTACAGCCGATACTATCGGCGCACAGGACACATATTCACAATTCATGGTTCATGCTGGATCTTCGGCAGCACAAACCCAAGCATTTTCAACTCCCGTAGTTCGCATATCTATCTCTTCAGCAACAACAATTTACCTTGTTGGATTTGCCAATGGAGGATTGAGTTCAATTACCGGGAAAGGTGCGATTAGGGCTAGGAGAATGCGATAATTGTATTGCAGGAGAAACAAAACGATGATTATCTCTATAGGAATTCCCAAAAATGAAATGAGTATGCAAAAACAATCTTTACCTGAAGGTTTTTTAGACCTTGGTGAAAAAATTATTCCCCATCCGCTTATTGAAGCCGCAGAAAAAACTGCGGAAAAACAAGAAGCGCAAGATAACATTCACTACCCTTCGCTGTATTTTTCCAATGCTCCTGAAGGCATGAGCAAATTAAATAAAGAAGGAACTGCCATTATCCATTATCGAAAGGTTATGGAGCGTGAAGAGAAAGTAGAAAGGGATGGCAAGACTATTACGAATTATTGCGTGGAGCTAGAAATTCATGGGATTAAACCATCAGGAGAAGACGCTACATACGAGACGAAAGAAATATATCCTGATGATGATGATGCAATCGAAAAGGGGCTAAAAGAAGCGTCAAAAGAAATTTCTACCGACACAGAATCGGAAGAAGAGTCGGAAGAAGAAACTGAAATCTAACCAATAACCAAATTACTATTATGCCTGCTGAAACACCAATGCCACCTACTGATATGCCAATGCCTGAAGCTCCCGCAATGCCACCCCCTCCTCAAGATGGTGGATCTGTTATGATTTCTATGCCACGCGAGGCTTTTAATGCGATGCGCGAAATCGTTTCACAGTTGGCAGCAGGGCTGGATCAACTTTCACAGTCAGTCGAACAGCAATCAGGATCACCACAAGCTGCCGAGGCACCCGTTCCTTCTCCTGCCCCCGGTGTCCCGGCAGAAGATGAAGAGTTCCTGAAAAGCATGGCAGAAGAGGCTAGTGCTGGAAGATAATATAAAACATGTTCGTCTCGCAAATCATCGACGAGGCTTCCGAAATACTTGCTACTACTGACCGGGAAAAAGTATTTCGGAAGCTAACGCAGGCAGTCCAGATTCTGATGGAGTCTGGTCATTATCTGCACACTAATGCAGAAGTCGATGTTTGCACTGGTTGGGATGGGCAAACAATAACGCTACCCAGAGGTGTTGAAGTTCCTTTAGGTGTTAACGTAGATGGTTCTCCTACATATTTTAGGGGAAGACTTTTCCAGTACCATGTCAACAAAGGAGGCATGTATAACCCGGTAGATTGGGCGTGGGATGACAGAGGATTCGTTAGCACAATCATGGACATTCGCCAGCCCAGCCAAGTTCTAGCAATCGCAGAACACAATGCTGACTCTGGAAAACAAATCCGCATTCTTGGAACTGACTCAAACAACCGAGAATTGAGGACTCAATTGCCAGACGGGCAAACTATTGACGGAAAATTAGTTGATATTCACGCCCAAAGCGATTTTCCATATGGAACTATTATTCCAGACGGTATTCAGATAGACACTAGGCAAGTTGCGGTTTCTCCAATTTCGCAGTTTATTTCCGCTTCAGCGCATCAACTTTCTTCGGGGCAATCCGCTGTCTTTTCTGTTGTTTCTGGAGATTCGCCAGAAGTTATCATTTCTGGAAAGACATATTACATTGGAGTAGATGCAGATAACGAAATTTCTTTATATAATAGTTCTTTGGATGCTCAATATAAGACCAATAAAATAAATCTTCAAAGCATTGTAAACTCTGGAACAGTCAGACTAACAGACAGCAGGAAATCTAGTTTGCTGACTGCTGTTAATTTTGTTTCTACTCCTTCTGTAGCGATTGATACGCCTAACTCTGTGTCGTTTTCTACAGGAACAGGATCAGGGTTCTCATCTGTGCTGCCAACACCATTGATTGCGGGAGCAACTTATTACGCAAATCCTCAAGATGAAAATAATCTTTTGATTTATAGTTCTTTTGCTGATGCACAAAACAAAGCAAATCCAGTTTTGATGTCTGGATCTAGCGGAAAGTTTAATATCGA